CACAGAGTATGTATTCATTGGGTGGGCAGCCTGCTAAACTAAACATTATGGCAAGAATAGAAAAATGGTCAGCATCAAGTATCAAACAATACTTGATTGACAACTACGGACAACCTCGACACAATTGCAGATCCATAAAGAAGGCATGCGAAATCGTAGCAAAAAGACACGGACTATGCCCTGAAGACCTGTTTCATTTTCTTATAGAGAACGAACCAGTGCAAGGCATGTATCTACACAGCTACGGTTTTCACACAAGAGCAGGGAGGGAGATAACAAGACAATTAGAAGAAGAGTATAATGAAGCTCTTGATAATTAGTTTGTTCACACTCATCTTAAAATTATTCATGTGAGTTATTAAAATCCTTAGTTGTCGCTAATGTAGGCCGTTGTAATGCTTAACTGTTAAGTTGGTAACTCACGCCTTGAAAACGCTACGCTTCAAGGTAATAAAGCCATTAATTACAACAAGACTGACAGGACGGAAAGACGCCCCTCTAAGGAGGTAACTTTAAATTAATATATTATGCCTAATCATTGTTACGCACAAATAGCTGTGCAAAAAAAGTACGAGAAAAAGTTAGAAGAGATAGCCAAAGTAGGGCTATGTAGATACTACAGGCCAATGCCTGAAGAACTAGAACAGACCACTAGTCCGACCAGAGTAGTGAGCGAGAAGGAATACGCAAAGCAAATGAAAGAAAACGAGACTGCAAAGTATAAGTCTTATCCAATCACAAAAGACAGACAACGATACCTACTAGATAGATATGGGTATGACAATTGGTACGATTGGGCTTATAAGAATTGGGGTACAAAGTGGGGTTGTTATGACAACGAGTACCACGAGGGGCAGTACAGTTTTACCTCAGCATGGGGGCCGATTGATGATAGTATCATCTTAGAGTTTTTAGTCAAAGACATACCAGACTTCAGCTATTCTTTTGAAGAGGAACAGGGTTGGGGTGCAGAGTTTGAATTTGAAGACGGAGAAGAAACTCATGGACTTGAATGGGACTTACCTGATTGGGAAGACACAGATAATAATGAGATATATTATCTTGCACATAAATATGAAAATGGTGAGGGTATACATCTCAAAGGATATTATCTAGATGGAAACCTTCAAGAGTATTTAGGAAGCAACTTTGAAGAAGCAGTTGCAGAGATTAATTAAACCAAATAAATATATGAATGTACTATCATTATTCGATGGCATGTCCTGTGGACAGATAGCCCTCAAGAATCTTGGTGTAAAAGTAGACAACTACTATGCATCAGAGATTGACAAGTATGCTATAAAGATAGCAAAGAAAAACTTCCCTGACATGATTCATGTTGGGGACGTTACTCAGGTAGAATCCAAACACTTTGGTGCTGACGGATTCAATACAAAGATAGACCTTATCATGGGTGGTAGCCCATGTCAAGGGTTTAGTAGAGCAGGTAAGAACCTCAACTTTGATGACCCTAGGAGCAAGTTGTTCTTTGAGTTTGTCAGGTTATTAAAGGAACTCAAACCAAAGTATTTTCTACTAGAGAATGTAAAGATGACAAAAGAACACAGAGATACTATATCAAATGTGTTGGGTGTTGAGCCAATATACATAGACTCAGCACTTGTATCTGCACAAACCAGGAAGAGATACTATTGGACAAACATACCCTATATCTTTGGGCCTATCAATCAACACATAGTATTGAAAGATATTATTCAAACAGAAGGAGAGCTTGAAGGTTCTGCTGTTGATGAGAGAATGGTAACCAATAAAGGTAAAGCGTATTGTCTTACAGCACGATACGATGGTGCTGTATGGTGGAACAGCATAGAGAGAAGCCAACGCACTATGATTAGGATAGAAGACAAGGTGTGTTTTCCTGAAGCCACAAAGAAAGGGTACGCTGCCGTAGGTATTGGAGAAGGTCTAGACCTATCTTATCCTAGCAGCACAACTAGAAGAGGTAGAGCGTTGACAGACAAGGCACATTGCCTGACTACTATCTCACCTAATCAAGGCATCATTAATGAGAAATACAATTGGAGAAAGCTCACACCTGTAGAATGTGAGAGGCTTCAAACTGTGCCTGATAATTACACAGAAGGTGTGTCTAACTCTCAACGTTACAAGATGTTGGGTAATGGTTGGACAGTTAAAGTAATTGAACATATATTAAAAAACATGGAGATATGAATTTATTAACACAAAACAGTAAGTTAAAGAAGACAAGTAAAGCCCTCGATTTGAGGGTTTTTAATTTTGGAATACCTGCATACAAGTCTGCATCAGGCAAACTAACCTGCCCTATGGCTGACGAGTGTGTCAAGTTCTGCTATGCAAAGAAAGGTGCGTACGTTTGGAGTAACGTTCAGCCTGCATTTGAGAAGAGGTATCAACTAAGTAAGACGTTAGAGTTTATTGATGCTATGAATGCCGAGATAAAAAAGAAACGTCCTGACTATGTAAGAGTACACGATAGTGGTGACTACTATTCTAGGAGTTATCTAGCCAAGTGGATATCGATAGCAAGAGCAAATCCAAGTGTGCGATTTTATAGCTACACAAATATGGTGGACATGATGCACAAAGCTGATCTTCCTGAAAACTATGATATTATATTTAGTGATTCAGGTAAGCAAAAACATATGATAAATAAAGACGTGGATAGACACACTAAAATATTTGACAGTAAGCAGAGCTTAAAAGATGCAGGATATGTAGACGCCTCAGACACAGACCTTTACGCAACCAAGTGGTTCAACCAAACAAACAAGGTTGGATTAGTTTTTCATTAAAAAAAACAAATAAAAGTTGCATAATAAATAAATTATTATTATTTTTACAAACACAATTTAATTTAATCATCATGGGAAAATCAAAAGAAATGTTCAACAGAGAACGTGAACAACAATCAGAAACATTAGCATCATTTATTGACGATGAATACCAGATTGCTGAGTATCATCACAACCAACAACGCTTAGTATTGAATGAGATATTCACAGCGTGGGGTGAGATATTTGGAGGCACTAAAGAGAGTGCGTTCAATCTATCAAAATCCAAAAAAACTAAGTTTAACCTAAGTAAAAACAAATCAAATGAAGAGAGGAATATTTAATAAATATGTTAACTATGTCTGTTCAGAGATAGGCGTATCAAAGAAAGAGTTATTCTCAAAGACTAGGGCGGAAAGGTTGTCTACAGCAAGATTTTTATTGTATGCTGTATGTTATCAAAGACCTATGAGTATAATTCAAATAGTAGACCTTATGTCTGAGAATGGCTACAATATAACTAGACAAAATGTAGAGTATGGGATATCTAAAATAAATCAATCAGAAGACATTGATGTCCTTAACTTTATAAACTCGGCAGTAGATTATTGTAAAGAAGAAACTATAGCATAATGAAGTACAGTTTGAATCAAGTATGGGAACAGGCCAAGTCTTTTAAGAAAAGTGCTTGCTTAGATTTTCGTAGAGAGGAGGCATACATATATAAAGGTATTAAAATTACTAAAAACAATGACAATATTAATATATATAGCACAAACAACGCACAGTTCCAGTATCATGAAATGAAGGAAGATCAATATGATTTGTTCATGGAGTTGGGATTTGTTGATGCCACTCATGAAATAGTAAAGACAATCTATCAGAGTAAAATCAATAAGATTAATGATAAGATAAAAAACGAAATCAATACGAGAAACAATAAGAAACATTATGATTCATTAAAATTTAAGAGAGATAATTTAATTAATAAATACAGTAACATAACTAAAAAGTAAATTATGGGAAACACAAAGTCAACATTCAAAGAGCTTACATCAATCAATGTAAAGGACAAAGTAGAAAAGAAAGGGAGGTTTGATTACTTATCTTGGGCATACGCCTGGGCTATAGTAAAAGACAAGTACCCTGATTCAAACAGGACTGTATATGAATCAGAACACACAGGTCTTAATTACTTTAGTGATGGCTCTACGGCCTATGTAAAGGTAGGTATAACTATTAATGAGATAGAGCATATAGACTATCTTCCAATAATGGGCCACAACAACCAATCATTATCTATTGATAAGATTACTTCATTTGCAGTAAATAAAACTATTCAACGTAGTACAGTTAAAGCTATTGCTATGCACGGACTAGGTCTTTCTTTGTGGGCAGGCGAAGACCTCGCTGATATAAGTGAGACTGCACCAAAGAAGACTACAGCTGCAGCTAAAAAGCCAACGCTAAAAAAGACACACGAGAAGTGGAATGATGTAGTAAGCTTTGTAAAGTCCAATAAGAATGAACCGTTTGCTTCTACAATAGCTAAGGTAGAGCAGAAGTTTTCGTTATCAGTAGCAATCAAAAAAGAACTTTCGAATTATGCAAAGTAATATTATAGAACAACTCAGAGACGATAGTAATTACTACGGTACTGTTGGTCAGCAATACTTATCTAACTCAGATATTTATAGCTTACTTAAAAACCCTAGAAAATTCAGACACAAAGAAAAAAGCCTACCCTTGTTAGAGGGTAGCTATTTTCATACGGCTATGTTAGAGCCAGAGAAGATAGATACATACAACGTAATGGATGTATCTAGTAGAGCCACTAAAGGTTTTAAAGAATATATCAAGGAAAACAGTCTTGATCCATACGATGTGCTACTTACAAAAGAAGTAGATAAGATAAACACATGGGTTGATGCTATGAAGTCTAACTTTGAAATGTTTACAGATATATACGCAGATGGTAATCAATATGAGCAACCTGCAATAGCTACCATATTTGGTATGGAGTGGAAAGGTAAGGCAGATATAATTACAGACACCAAAGTAATTGACATCAAAACTTCAGGAAATTCAGATAAATTTAAGTGGAGTGCTAACGATTACAATTATGACAGCCAAGCATATTTATATGAGCAGCTGTTCGGTAAGCCTGTAGAGTTTTACATTATAGATAAAACTACACTAAAGCTCAAGATAGCTACACCTTCTGCAGAAACCATTTTAAGAGGTAGAGAGAAGGTTTTAAAAGCTATAGAGGTATACAAGACGTTCTTTGCTGAAGATTCAGCAGAAGACATTACACAATACATAGAGCGTGAAGAGTTTTAAAACTGTTCACACTCATCATCTTACGGAGTCAGATGTGCTGCTCCAACTCAGCACTCAACCTTAATACTATAATTATGTCACAAGACAAAGTATTTGCAGACGGATTTCTCTTCAAACGTAGAGAAAACGCACCAGAGTTCGTAATTGGTAACATCAGCGTAAAAGTTGACGATGCGATTACGTTTTTAAACAACAATCAAAAAAATGGATGGGTAAACCTAAATGTGCTTAATAGCAAGGGAGGTAAACCTTACATTGAACTTGATACTTTTGTACCAAAGAAAAGGGTGAACGGAACAGATACTGCTCCTAACCAAGCGCCTGTACAAGAGGCAGACTTGCCATTCTAACCAATCATGAAGATAGGGGGGGTTCGTGGTTGACTCCCCCCTTATTTTCTCTTATCTATGTTGAAAATGTCAATTATTTTCCTTAGATATGGCAAAAAAAAATAAATTTAATATAATTATATAAAAGAGTATATAGTAAAAAAAAATCGACATGGAACAAAATCAAGTTACTATATTTAGAAACATAAAAGACACCTCTACTCCTTTCTTTAGGGATATAGAATCTATCCTAGTAAGGATTAAAGAGGGAACTTCTAAAGACTTAATAAAACAAATACGTTCTGAGAAGAACAAAGAAGTGAGGCAAGAGCTTAAGAAAAATCTACCTGCAATATGTTTCTCTGGAATGTTTAACAAGAGAAACGATGACAGTATAACTCAGCATAGTGGGTTTATATGCTTAGACTTTGATGGTTATAAGACTAAAAAAGACATGATGTCTGAAAAAGAAAGGCTATCAAAAGACAGATACACTTATTCGGTATTTATATCTCCAAGTGGAAACGGACTCAAGGCTTTAGTTAAGATACCTAAAGAACCAAATAATCATAAGAATTATTTTATGTCTTTAGAAAGGTATTTCAATTCACAATATTTTGATAAGACAAGCAAGAATGTATCAAGAGTTTGTTATGAGTCTTACGATCCCTTGATATATGTAAATGAGAATTCTAACTTATGGGATAAGATAGAGGAACAAGAATACAAGGTGGTTGATAAGTATTCGTCTAGACCAACAATACCTGTTACTGATGAAAACAAGATTGTAGATATCTTAATGAAGTGGTGGACAAAGAAATATGGGATGGTTGATGGCGAAAGAAACAATAACATATACATACTTGCGGCAGCCTTTAATGATTATGGAGTCAGTAGGTCTTTGGCTGAATATATTATGTCTCAGTTTCAATCTAATGATTTTAGCTTATCAGAAATTAAAACAACTATTAACTCAGCTTACTCTCAAACTCAAAACTTCGGTTCAAAGTATTATGAAGATGAAGACAGAGTAAACCAGGTTAGGATGAAATTAAAACGTGGAGTATCAAAAAAGGAGATACGTCTTCAGTTAGCGGAATCCCAAATTGAAGACGCAGTAATTGACTCAGTCATTACTTCGATTGAAGAAGATGAAAGCGAAAAAAGATTTTGGAGTAAGAGCGAGAAAGGGGTTATAACAATAATACATTATTTGTTTAGACAGTTTTTAGAAGACCATGGGTTCTTTAAGTTTTGCCCAGAAGGAAGCAAGCACTTTATATTTGTGCGTGTTACAAATAATTTAATCGACCACACAACTGAAGAAGAGATAAAAGACTTTGTTCTTGGTTATTTAGAAGACCTAGATGATATGTCTGTATACAACTACTTTGCAGATAAGACTAGGTTTTTTAGGGAAGAGTTTTTATCACTACTTGGAACTGTTGATGTTTATTTTATTGAAGACGACAAAGACACGGCCTACCTTTACTACAGAAACTGTGCTGTTAAAGTAACAAAGGATAAGAAGACAACAATTGATTATCTTGATTTAGGTGGCTATGTTTGGAAGGATCAAGTTATTGATCGTGACTTTGATATGTGTGACTCATTTGACTGTGATTACAAATCATTTATAAAAAATATTTCAGGAGGCGACAAACAAACTATACTATCTATGAGAAGCACGATAGGGTATATGTTACATGCATATAAAAATCTTTCTTATTGTCCTGCAATAATATTAAATGATGAGGTCATATCAGAAAATCCTGAGGGGGGTACAGGTAAAGGCCTGTTTATTAACGCACTATCTCAAATGAAAAAGCTAGTTGTTATTGATGGTAAGGCATTTAATTTTGAGAAGAGCTTCGCATATCAATTAGTAAGTGCAGACACACAGATACTTTGTTTTGATGATGTTAAAAAACATTTTGATTTTGAAAGATTGTTTAGTGTTGTTACTGAGGGACTTACGCTTGAAAAGAAAAACAAGGATGCAATTAAGATACCATTTAGTAAATCACCAAAGGTTGCAATCACCACAAACTACGCTATAAAGGGTAGAGGTAATTCTTTTGAGAGAAGAAAATGGGAGTTAGAATTTTCTCAGTTTTACACAAAAGATTTTACACCATTAGTTGAGTTTGGAAAGCTTTTATTTTCTGAGTGGAACGAAGATGAGTGGTGTGCTTTTGATAATTATATGGTTGAAAATCTAATGTTCTATCTAACAAAAGGCCTTATAAAAGGTAACTTTAAAAATCAAACTGTAAGACATTTGTCAGCTGATACTTGTCACGAGTTTGTAGAGTGGTGTGGATTGTTTGATAATGATTACGTTAACGAGGCAATAAGGTACGATGAGAAAATTTATAAGAATGATTTGTACTTAGAGTTCATTGCAGATAATCCTGACTTTGCTCCTAAAGCTAAAAGAACCATATCTAGAACTGAGTTTTATAGATGGCTGAATTCTTTTGCTTTATTCAAGACAGGTCAAAAGCCAGATGATGGTAGAGACTTAAACGGAAGATGGATTGTATTTCTAACCGACAAAACAAAAAAGAAAAAAGATGAAGGAAAGTTTATATTCTGATTTTAAGTGGTGTATTGAAAACGATTTTCAAGTTTACATACAACCATTGAATAATAGCGGTGAATGCAAGATAGCAATACGAAAAGGAGGCATCTCTACAGAGGGGAAGCCTTCAAAGTATTGTAAAGAAAAAGGTTTAACTTTATACAGTAAAGAAACTCTTGGTACTGTAACGTATAAAACACAAAAAAAAGCGTCAGAACAATTACCAAAAGTTTATCGATACTTAAAAAAAACTTATGGAGATATTTGATCAACAAGATGAAATACATTGGGGAATGTTAAATTCCTACGACATAGTGGTTTATAAAGTGCCTTTTTCTGAATTGTCATTCACGGACTTCAGCTTCTTCATTCATGACATTACAAAGCCTATAACAACAAAAGTTGTAGATGATTTAATGTATTACTTTGAAGAGGTTGAAGACTACGAAAAATGTCAAGTACTTAAAGAAATAAGACACGAATATGATTCAATTTAGAGATTACCAACAAAACATAATAGACAAGGGAACACAAGTGCTACTGTCTAAAAAGTTTTTATACTTGTCTATGGAAGTTAGGACAGGTAAAACACTTACCTCATTAGGAATAATAAATAAAGTGATGAGTGTGAACAATGTGTTGTTCATCACGAAGAAGAAGGCGATAAGTAGTATTGAAAAAGACTACGAGCTTTTAAATCCAAGCTACAGTATTCAAGTAATTAATTATGAATCTCTGCATAAGGTAGAGCCAAAAGGTTGGGATGCTATTGTATGTGACGAAGCTCACGGCATGGGTGCGTTTCCAAAACCTAGCAAACGAGCAAAGCAAGTTCGTGATTTAATACGCAAAAATAATTGTTACGTTATTTTGCTATCAGGTACACCAACACCTGAGAGTTACAGTCAAATGTATCACCAGGTGTATGGTATACCAAACAATCCTTTCAATAAGTATTCAAACTTTTATAAGTTCGCTAGAGATTATGTTAGAATAACCACTAAAAGAATTGGTGGTTTTATGGTTAATGATTATTCAAATGCGAAGGATATTATAATAGATGAGATGAAACCTTATACAATTTCATACACACAAAAAGAAGCAGGCTTTGAGTCTTCTATTAAAGAAAAAGTTTTGTTTGTAGATGCGCCAGATAAGATACACTCACTATGTTCTAAGCTAAAAAAAGATTTAGTAGTTGAAGGTTCTGATGAGGTTATACTTGCAGACACAAGTGTAAAGCTTATGCAGAAGTTACACCAAATGTATAGTGGTACTGTTAAGTTTGAAAGTGGTAACTCTATGGTGTTAGACTTGTTTAAAGCTCAATACATATACGATAATTTTTGTTGCAATAAAATAGGGATATTCTACAAGTTTAAAGAAGAGCTTAATGCCATTAAAGAAGTTTATGGAGACCAAGTATGTACAGATCTTGAAGAGTTTAATGAAACAGATAAATCTATAGCCTTACAAATTGTATCAGGGCGTGAAGGTATATCCTTACGAGAAGCTAAGTATTTAATATATTATAATATAGACTTTAGCGCTACAAGTTATTGGCAGTCTAGAGATAGAATGACTACAAAAGAAAGACTTGAGAATGAAGTGTTCTGGATTTTTACTGAAGGTGGTATAGAAAGTAAAATATACAAATCAGTAAGTAAGAAAAAAGATTATACTTTAAATCATTTCAGACGAGATTTATTAACTTTATAATTAATTAAATGATAGTTAAATTAGACGATTTAGAGGTAGAGCTGTGCGAATATATAGGCAAATTAAGATCTAAAACAGCAAGGTCAAACAACGTAATTGATGCTAAAATGGGAAAACAAAGTGGAGAGCAGGGCGATATTCAAGGGTTCAAAGCTGAGTACGCTTTTGCTAAAGCTAATAATTTATTTCCAGATTTTGGATTATCACCAAGAAGTGGTAGCGCTGATGGAGTAACGAGAAACAATAATCGTTATGACATAAAATCTACTCACTACAAAAATGGAAACCTACTGTCTACATTAAAAGTAAATCAAGATATAGATATTTATGTTTTGGCGTATGTAAACAAAAACATTGTGGATTTTGTGGGCTGGGCTACCAAAGATGAGTTAATAAAAGAAGAAAACATAAAAAATTTAGGCCATGGTGATGGTTATTTTTTAAGTAGAAATAAACTAAATAAAATATGAGATTTATAAAATTTTTATTAATTTGGATTAGCCAAAACCTGGCAGTACCTTTTTGGGTAGTCGGCCATATTCATTTATCAATACACGATTTTCATGATGTTATTGAAATATGGTCATCAATAAGCATGAACCTAATAGTTTTTGTAGGTTTCATGTATGATTATGAAAGCCGAGATGACTGAACAACAAATACAAGCTAAAAGAATTAAGGAGTTAGAAGCCGAAGGCTACTATGTAATCAAGTTAGTTAAAACTAATAAGAATGGAATTCCTGATCTTATAGCTATACCACCTAATTGTGGTGTATTATTTTCAGAAGTAAAAAAGCCAAAGGGCAGGGTGTCTGCTCTACAAGAATATAGACTTAAAGAATTAGAAAAACATGGATGTAAAACAGAAGTATACAGAGGAGGAATTTGAAATAGATGAGCATTTTATTCAGCAGATGCAAGAATTTAAAGGAGGCGCATCAATAAAAATTGCAAGCCTAGTTGATAAGATGTATGGGATTGAATCAACCAAAGGACAGATTAAAAACAAAACAGGACATGTAAACATGGATAACAATGAGCCTGTGTTTTTTGCTATAGATTATTATAGAGATGATGAAGGGCCTATTGTTCTTGTTGATGTATACAATATAGAAGTAGACCAATATCTAGATTCAATTAACGCTAATATAAATATAAAATGAAAAGAGGAGAACTGTTTGACTACGTTATAGATGCTGTTGAATATTCTTCAGGCATTAGAAACATAAAAGAAAAGACCAGACAAAGAGAGTTCGTTGATGCAAGGCGAATTGCTTATCATATTTTAAGAACCCTGCATGGATTGCCGCTGCAGGCAATAGCAACTGAGTTTAATAAAAACCATGCGTCAGTTATAAATGGACTAAGAGATGTAGAGTTTTTAATTAAAACAGATTCTTATTTTAAAGAAACATATGATAGAACTTTAAAGCAGCTTGCTAGGGGAAATTTTAGAAAAGAACAAATATTAAAGGAAATAAAAGAACTACAAGAAGAGTTTTTAACAATAAATTAAGACAATATGGAGTATAAATATAGTGATATCGAAAAAGTATTAGAATTTAAAACTTGGTCAAACAAAAGAAAAATAGACGAGTTATTTAGAATTGATTGCGAAATGTATACAAATCTAGGGACTGATTCCACTAAAACAGAACGAGAAAAGGTAAAAGCGAAGTCTAAAGCTATTTATAAGACTGTAGCAAAAATAGATGCTTCTGTAGGAAAACACTTATTGCTTAGCATGGACTGATTTTTTTGTGTATAACTTTTAGTATTTTTTTAAAGAAATATTTGTAATTTTAGGAAACACCATTACAAATGTCAATACACAAAAACAGTAGGAACTCAATTAACTTTATCAATCTGTTGATGAAAAACATCAACAACCTAACCGATGACATATACGAATCATTGATGGATGAGGACTATATTTCTTTGAATGCCTCAATCAGGGAGCTTCAGTCTGTTTTGCGTGAGACGCAAAAATTAACAGAAGATGAAATATAGACCAAGGTTAAGTGATGTAGAGTATGAGTTAATTAAGAAACACAGGGCTTTACAAAAAGAATGCGAACTAACAGGCATTCCAATGAAAGATGTCGATCATTATTGGCATAAAGGAAAACACTTCTCATTACATGTAAAAAACAAAGGAGTATCTCCAGAAGAGCTTAGAGATGATATTATAGCAGCGATGGATAAGCATTCTCCTAGCTATAAAAAAATCAAAAGAAAAAAATGCGAGAATGGACACCTGCTAGTTATAGATCCTGCAGATATACATATAGGAAAGCTTTCTTCTAGTTTTGAGACAGGTGAAGATTATGACTCGCAAATTGCAGTCAAAAGAGTTAAGAAAGGCGTAAAAGGAATACTAGAAAAATCAAACGGATTTAATATAGATAAAATACTTTTTGTGGGAGGAAACGACATACTTCATATCGATACTCCTAAAAGAGTTACTACAGCAGGAACTCCACAAGATACACACGGAATGTGGTATGACAATTTTCTTACGGCTAAAAAACTTTATGTAGATATACTAGAAACATTAATAGGTGTAGCAGATGTACACTTCGTATACAATCCAAGTAACCACGATTACATGTCTGGTTTTATGTTGTCAGACTCAATACAGTCTTGGTTTAGAAAGTCCAAGAACATTACATTTGATTGCAGCATAGCTCATAGAAAAGGTTTTGTTTATGGAAAAAACCTAATAGGAACTACTCATGGAGATGGAGCTAAACTAGCTGACCTTCCATTAATAATGGCTAATGAGTTTTCTCAGGAGTGGGCTGAAACAAAACATAGATATGTATACACGCATCACGTTCATCACAAACAAAGTAAAGACTATCACGGAATCACAGTAGAGTCTCTTCGTTCTCCAAGTGGAACAGATTCTTGGCATCATAGAAACGGATATGGTGTAGGAGGTGTTAAGGCTGTAGAAGGTTTTGTACACTCTAAACAACATGGACAAGTAGCAAGATTAACACATATATTTTAATTATGAAAAAAGAAAAATGCACTAAAATATCCGCATGGATAATTGTACTTATGGCGACATATTTTATTTGGTCTAATATTTATAGACTCATATTTTAAATTAAATTAAAATAAAGAAACAAATGATTAAACCAGAATGGCTCTTTATGGATAAGGCTAAACAAAGAAAAAAAACTCCAGTTTATACAGGAGTATTAATGTATTTTCCAGACGCTATAAAAGAAATAGCTAAATGTAGTTATGCAGGACAACAACAACACAATCCTGACCTTCCATTACATTGGGACAGAGATAAGTCAGGAGACGAATTAGACGCCCTTACAAGGCACTTAATGGAATGTGGTACTGTAGATACAGATGGAATAAGACACTCGGCTAAAGTAGCTTGGAGAGCCTTAGCTAACCTACAAAAAGAAATAGAAAATGAAAGATCATATTAAAGAACAAATACTAAAAGAAAAATACAAGCCAAAGCCTAATTATAATTTGATAAGAAAGCTTCAACAGCTTCTAGATAAGAAAAAAACCTAAAGGTTCTCTAGCTCTTTTTCTAGAGCCTTTAATTCTTTTTCTATATTTATCTCGTCATAACTCTTAGGCGCTTTGTTTCTTTTTTGAAACTCTTTTTGCTTCATAAATCTGTTGTATTCTTTAATATCGTAAAACTTTAATTCTTCTAAAGTAAAAGGTTTAACCTTGTCGCCTTCTTTAAATTCTTCTTCTAAAAACCCTTTTCTTATATCTCTATAGAAAGGAACCCCTCCAAAGATGTTGGCCATTTCAATAGCTGTTCTGCTTGAAAATAATTTATCTAAATTTTCTTGTCTACTTTCCTCTGTTGCATTATTAGCGTATCTAAGGCCTAGTTTAGCAACTCTTAGCGCTGATTTTGCGTAAGGATTAAAAGGACCAGACAACTGAAGCAATGTAGCTTCTTCTAAATTTCTAGCAGCATTCGATGGGTTTATAGTGGCGTACACAAGACCATGTTGCAAGCCATTATATTCTTCTTCTGACCTTAGCCCAACTTCGTATCCATACTCTTTGTTTAAAGACTCTATAGCAAAGTTTAATGGAATCATCGGTATGTTTCCAGTTACACCTCTTGAAATTAATGATGTAGCAGCTCCCACGACCTGTCGAAAACCTAGTTCTTCATAATCTGTATCGTCTTCATCTCCAATACCTAGCATTCCAAACATTGCTCCGTTTAGATATCTTAATAGCATTACATACATAGACATTCTAACTCCAACTCCTGCTAATGTTGATGCGCCCCTAACTACTCCTAACTGACCTTGTCCTGCCATTGAGGCTACCGCTTGTCTAGCCGTTGCATATTCATTAAGACTAAATCTAGACATATATCCATTTACCATTCTGTAAAAGTTCATCATGCCTTCACTATCTTGAGCTTGATTTTTTAGCACCGAAGAAAATGGGTCATTGGATGTTGCAGCCATAGTCACGTTTTGATCTGCCTTGTTCGTTGCTTTTTGAATTGCGTCTTTATACTTGTTTATGTAGTCTGAATCGTTTTCAGCTATTTTGTCGAAGTCTACTTTTGAACCTGTTTCAGCTTTAAATGTTTTTGCAAAAGTACCAAACCATAAAGGCCTAGATATGTATTGGTCAGGTTTTGTTACTAATGTCTCCCCTATTTTTGATACAGCTTTTGGAACGTGCTTTATTCCTGTGTTTCTTACAACATATTCTACTGTTTGACCTACGCCACCTTTAGCTCTAGGTGACGATTTCTTTTTCGTAATTCCTTGAGAATCTGCTTTTGAACCACCTAATTGCTCGTCTGAATATAATTTTGTGTTTTGCGTGGATGATACATTCTCGACAACAGCCCTTCCTTTATTAGTCATAGAAAGCTTTCCATATGTCGTAGACCCTATAGCAAATTCTCCAGGCGCTGCTAATGCTGCGAAAGCAAGGTTAGAAGCATATTCAGCTCCTGCCCTTGGAACAGACGCTAATGTTGAATAGTAGCCAAGCGTTCTAGCATTGTTGAGTAGCTTGCCACCTAACACCGTGCTACTCATGTTGTTTGTAACCACGTTGTTTAGGGCCTCGCTATAAATTTTGTTTAAATCTAATACAGCCTCATTAAGTTGGTCTTGCTGTTCGTCTGTTTTAGACTCATCATTTTTTGTCATATTCTTTAAAGCAGCCATTGATTGTCTAGTGGTAGATATCTCATTACTCATAAAATAATCCATACCTGTATTTCTAGTTGCTCTTAAAGCAGTTGTTATAGGATCAAAGTCTATGGCTGTTGCTCCTGACCTTGCAAAAGACGTGCTTGATTTTGTCCCTGGTTTTAAGCTTAAAAAATTTATTGCATTTTGAAAATTAGCATCGTCTCTTTCCTCACCTTTATAATCCGCCTTGTGGTGGACATAATTATTTACCAAGTCAAGCTCATTACCTCTAACAATTCTAGTTGCATAAGATTGAAGCTCTCCTAGTCCTGAATAAACCCCTTGTAGCAAACCTAATGCTTTTTTGGTTTTTGTAGACATAGCATCCTCCATCTTTTTGAGGGATATCTGCCCATCTTCACTATATTCTTGTGCTATTTTATTAAGTATAGCTATACTATTTTCATTATACTTGCTAGCTTTTTTATCAGAATTATATCTAGCTATAGTGTCTTCTATAAACTTTATTGCTGGGTTTGTACCTTTTTTGTTTGGATTAGACTCGTATTCTAGCTGAAGCAAGTATGTTGTTAATTCAAATCTTCTTTTTACCGATTGATTTATACCTTCTTTTCTACTAGGTGCTATTAAAGACTCTATTGCGTCAATAATGTCAGTCTGTCCGTTAATCCAATTTTTAAATCTAGCGTGCGCTTGTGCAGTAGGTCGTATAGCATTTTCATATATAGTATTGTTTTTATAGTTCCCAAACATTTGATCCATCACACTTAGTGGGTTTGACCTAATCATTTGACCTCTAATACCCACTTGTTTAGCAGCTCTTGAAGAACCAAATCCAACCTTTCCTAATCCATTTTTTACACTAGCAGCTGCATACTGTCTCATTGTAGAAAGCTTTCCTTTTACTGTAAACATTTTATCTAAAATAGGCTTCATATTGGTAGACCTATCATTAGCAGCTACCTTTTGTGCTATGTTGTTTGTGAAGTGCGTGTAAAACCCTTCGGACATGTTGTCTAAATATACATCCAACTGAGACAGTTCTTTCCCTGTAAGCATAGCTAACTGACCTTTGTTTAATCCTCTTAAAGTTCTAGGGCCTACACTTTGTTCTAAAGAAATTTTGCTTAGATTATTTAAGTTTACGTTTCTAGATTTTTTAGCAGTATTGTTTATAAGCTTTTGTCTATTCTCTGCATAATCATTTAACTCTTGAACAAGCTCTGAGTTGTTCTCGTTTTCTGCTGAGTTTACTTTGTCAACAAGAATCTCCAATGTCCCTGAGTCTAATGAGTCTAATTTATTTTGTATAAAATCAGAGTTTTCTTCTATAATAGTTTCACCGCTTACCTCTGGATTTAGTATGTTATCTACTGCCTGTTTATCTTTTGCCGTTGATACTTTTTCAACTATATTTTGCTCTGTTTTTATTTTTGGAGCTAACGAATTAAGCAGGTCATTTGCTTCTTTAACCAACTCATTGTCTAGCTTTCTTTTTGGGTCTCTTTTAGTTACTTTTTGCAAAAACTCATTATATGCTTTTATTTCAGCTGAACTTAAGTCAGTTGTAGGAGTTAAAATTATTTGAGATATAGCTCCGCTTAAGTTTCCATTATCTCCATACTCACCTTTATTTACTTTTTTTGTAGCTCTCGTTTTTAGCTTATTTGCTATATCTACATCATTTGCAAAATCTGCATCAGAAAATACCTTCTCTACATATTGCTCAACCTTTTTAACAGCAGCAGGATTGTCTAAATTTAAGTTAGGGTTGTTAACTTTATTTAAAACAGCTCTAAGTTGAGCGGCAGTAATTTTACCCTTTCTTTTTTTAGCATAAGCTTTTATTCCATCATTAAGACTTTTTCTTTTCTGCTTCAAATCCATTTTCTTTTCTCGAGCAGATTGATTCCATGCTTTCCAAAATCTTTTTCTTTGTGCATTTTCTTTTTCAGGCTTGGCCATGTCTTGATTGGTAGTGCTTTTGGTGGAAGCTAATATGGCCTTATATGTATCGGCTGTAACAGTTTGACTATTTGTTTTAGCAATGGCCTCTACTTCAGCTTGAACATCAGCCTGAGAGCCTGCGTATAAATCTATATCTGCATTGCTGAACTCTTTATCTCCTCTAGCAATTTTGATAGCTAAAGCTCTTTCTCGTGACTTATCTTTAGGAATGTTCTTTTTCTTTTGTGCAATTGCTTTGTCAATAGCTTCTTGATTTTCAGCATAAAATTGAAGGGCATCATCAGAAAACTGAGTAGTTCCATCTTGCTCAATAATTCTATTAGCAAAAGACTCAACCTTGTTGTTCACACTCATCACCTCTTTTTCGCTAGAGGTTTCAGCTATCTGTTCAGTATCTGTCTGCGTAGTCGTGTTGCTAGTTTGGTCGGTTTCCGTTTCCGTTTCGGTGTCACCCTCTGGGGTAACGCTTGATTCAACGTCTCCTTCTCCCACTTGTCGCAGTCCCACTTCGGACTCTGCCCCATCTTTTTTGCTTGCTGCATCATCTGGTAACACTTGCTTCTCTGTGCTTGGCTCTTGAATGGCATCTTCTTGTTTTTTATCGGTTTTTAAATCTTTTTTAGTTAGGTCTGTATATTCTAACTTTTCGTCTACATCCATTATGCTAAAGTTATCTATAGCTCTTTGAGTTATAGCTCCATCATCTATGGTGTAGTTTTTTTCTCCCCTATCTTCTGCCTCTTTTTTAAGTTCTTTTGCAGCTTCGTCTTTTAATTTTAGCTTACCTTTTGCATTGACATAATCAAATTGAGTTCGTGTTGTTATTTCATTTCTCAGTTCTTGTATTTTTTCATCTATCTCTGGATGAAATGATTTATCTCTTTTCTTTTTTAACTGCTCTTGTTTTTGAATTTCGTTAATTGACTGCATTACAACCAATGAAGTTTCAGGACTCAGGTTTGTGGGTATGCTGTTTATGGTATTTACATAGATATCAATGTCTGACAACAAGTTAGAAACCTGCTCTTCGGAATATACGCCTTGAGTTACCATACTGTTCAAAAACTCTTTTGTCTTATCTACATCTTGAGACAAACCATGTAGAGCTTCCAATCTGTCAATTGCGGCTGCACCTGGATTAAAATTAGCTTTAATAGATTTAGATGTGGATGATGCAAGATCACCGCCAAAAGGCATTATAAGCCCTGCAAGCCCTGCTAATATTGTGGTATTAGTGTATTCAGCACCTGTTATGGTGTTGTTCATTATTTCTTTCCTAGCAACTTCATTTACATTTTCTGCAATTACAAAAGCTTGACCTGCCTGTTGCACGTTTTCTTGAAATATTTCTTTAACACTTTCTTTTACATATACAGGATAATTTTGAACTACTTTTTGTTGTATTCTTTTGAAGTAAGCGTTAAGGCCTTTCTCTCCTCCTTTTTCATAAGCATCTACAAGTCCTCTTGTTAACTTTTCAGTTCCTTTTTTACCAAAAATTTTATTCATAGCTACTGTCTGTGTAGATATTGGTGCTGTTAATGAACCTAAAGCAAACCCCTGCGCACCTGCTTTTTGTCTTAGCTCTACTGCTGTAGCCTGATCAATTCCGTTTGCAATAGCTTGGTCATATGTACTACTAGCTAAATTTGTAGAAAACAATGTTCCCTGAGCAATCATAGCAGATGCTGTAGTGCCTTTCATTGGTATACTAGATAATCCACTTACAACTTTTCTACCTTTATCAAAATTACCTAGAAGAGCAGCTCCACCTCTACCTACGTTTCCAACACCACGAGTAAGAGCTATTTGTAATAGCATGTCACTTGCTATTCCTGTAGTCGCTATTACTGTACCTGAACCACTAAAGCTTTTAAATTCTTTATCGCTTTGAGCAACTTCTCTTCTTATGGAGTCAGCCATTGCTTCAGTCAAAACGTTTGTAACATTTTTCTTTATACCTAAATCATATATCTGACCTCTTTCATCAATACCATATTCTCGACCATTGTAAAAGGCTTTTTTTCCAGAAGCATAAGCATACCTCATAAAATCATCTCTCTCTAAATCATCTTGAGCATCTCGCATTCGTATTTCATCAGCCACACTATTCATTCCAATAAGTCCATAAGTGCCTTTTGAAAAGCTATGTATTCTATCTTCTACAGAACGCCAACCTTGTTTTACCGATTGTGTAAACCAAGGGTTCTCTCCATCTAAATATCTCTGATAGTTTTCTTGATTTTCAATATCTTGGTTTTTTAGTTTAGCAGTTAATGATGGAAACTGTTTTTCAATATAATCAGCCATAGCTATATCATCAACTCCTGTACTGAAGTTTAGCTGAACACCATCTAAAGAAGGGTGTCTACCATTGTTATTTGATTGATAATCTAAAATTTGAAACTCTACATTTCTTTCTACTTGCTTGTTTATGTAATTTGTTAAATACTGAGCTTTTAATCTTTCAGCTGCAAGTGTTGGATTGTAGTTTCCTGAATAGTCATGAAACCGACCATCTTCAGCTATGGTTTCGTCATCAAGAAGCTCCATATACCTGTCCATGTATCCTTGTTCTTTCAAATACCCATCGAAATCTTTTATATTAAATCCTTTAATTGATTTTAAATTTTGAGTATCATACATCATATGTATGTCAGAGTCCTCAAACCCTGTTGGCGTAAAATCATCTTCCACAAGCTCATACTCTTCATCTGTTACAAAGTTAGGGTCATCAGGTCTATTTAGTATAGCGCTTAATTCTTCGGCTGTTGCATTTGGATTTTCATCTTGTAGTCTTTTACTCTCTGCATCATAAGCTATAATTTTTTTTCTTATAGACTCTTTTTTTTCAAAATCTCCTTCTGGAGCAACAAATTCCACCAAATCAGAAGACTCTTCAAAAGCGTGCGTCTTGTCTAGTCTTTGGTCTGTTATTTTTTGTTTATAAGACTCAGGAGATTCGACTGCTAAAGACTGAAGTTTTTTAATGGCATTTTTATTTCCACGAAGAGCATCGTCAATAAGTTTTTCACTTATAAACCCTTGCTCTAAAGCCTTTGAAATATTAAAGTCGGAAAGAAATTTTGATTTCAATAAAGGGTCAACTTCTCTTGATTGCTCTCGCATCATTCTAGCCCTTGCAGAAGCACCTGGGTTTAAACTAGACTCTGTAGCTGTGTCAACCTGCATTAAAGAGTTTAAGTCATCTTGTAGGTACTCAACCTCTTCAGGTAACTCAACGTCTTCAGGAACGCCTGTATCTTCTTGGTTAGGCGTTTGTGTTTTTTCTTCCACGGAAGAATCCAAGGAGCCAGGTTGACTTTCCGTTTCGATAGTGGATTCCGTAACTTCCGTTTCCAAATTTGAATCTGAAGTGTCGTTTGAATTTTTTTTTTCACCGAATCCTACTAATATAGAAAAATCAGATATATCTTTTGTATATCCTTTTGATTTGACATACTCAAAATTATCATTTAAAACTTCATCATCCGAAGATATCAGCTGCTGAAATTCCTGTATAGATTTGCTATACCCCTTTGATTTGGCTCTTTCGTATAAATCTTGTAATACCTCTTGATCCATTTAGTTTTATTTATCTTTGTAAATTACGCCTGATGATGATGTTCCTTGTATTTGTTCTCCAGATAAAGCTCTATCTAGATTCTCCATTAACCATTTATGATTATCTGATGTATAACCTACGTTTTTGTATTTTACTCCATCTATAGTTATGCTTATCTCATCTGTTCCATCCATATTAGATAAGTCATCAAAACTTACTTTTATATTAGGTATATCCCCATACCTTGCACGAGCCTTATCAACTACAACCTGAGCTTTAGCTGCCATCTCACCTTCATCATCTTTTTCAATATATTGAGAAGCGTATGTAATATCATTTCCATCTTTTCCAATAGCTAATTTACCCAAACCTCCGTAACTTTCTTTAGGAGTTTCAAAGTTTTCAAAATCTTTTATATCCTGACTTAGTGGGTCTCCAGCTTTATAATCAGATTTATTAGCATATGCTTCTGCAGGGTAACCAAGTTCAGCAGCAAATAACTTACCGACATCAACAGCATCTCTATCCTTACCAAGAGGAATAGGCGCTGTTTTTGTTCCGTCTGCTTTAGTGAATATCACTTCGTCAACTGATCCTTCATCAGCAGGGTCGGCTTTATTTATCTCAAAATTAACTACATTAGGGTTTTCCCTGACTATAGCTTCTAAGCTATCTCTATTACCTGTTCCAACTACTTGGTCAATTAACTTAAAGGTACTATCCTTTTTGTCATCTCCTGGCTTGGGGTCTTTTTTCTGGAATTCACTTCTCTTAGTTCCTTTGTCGGTAATGTCTTTCTTTAGTGCTGCGTATACACTTGTTCTAGCTATATTTTCAGCCGCTTCTCTATCTTTTGGTTCAAGTTCAGGAACTATTTGTCCATTTGCTGATGTCACTAGTTTTATATATTTACTTTTAGTACCTGTTTGTTGATTTCCAGAAGCATCTGTCCATGTATATGTAACCGTTTCCTTTTTTTGAGCATCTGTCAATCCATCCCATTGAGCCACATTAAGAGGTATAGATTGTTGCGACTGAGGCCCATTATCAGAAAGTATACTCACTATCCTGTCTGGAGTTGAAGTTAAGGTAGACACACCATCGTCAATCATAGCTTTTAATTGTGGGTTTGCTCTTTGATTGTCCTCTATAGTACCAAGCAATAAACCGTTTTTTGACATTGTGTCAAAAGTTTGCCCCAACGCAGTATTAGGCCCAACAACGTTCATTACATTTGTTTGCAAATCAAGTCTATCAGCCCTTTGATTTCGACCTCTGTCAAAACTAAGAACACTCATGTCTTTCAGTCCGTCAATAGGAATTGGATTTCCGTCTGCGTCTTTTATTAAAACTCTAGTCCCTGTAAGCTCATCAATTTCTGTTTTATAAAAAGTTACTTTAGCCATTCCGTTCTCTCCAAAAGTAACATTGGTGAACTCAGGATTACCCATTCTGCTCTGAAGGTCTTGAAGCGAAGCCTCATAAGCCCCTGATGCAGGTGGAACATATATTGGTTTACCTTGTGCGTCTAACTTTTGAGAACCATCTTCGTTTGTTTCGTAATAACCTTTTGACCTTTTTAGTGTTTCTTCTCTTCTTTTTGCATAGTCATTTATTTGATTAGCTAAAATTTCAAAAGATTGTTTTCCGTTTTCTTGAAATATTAAGTTGTCTTCAGGCTTTATCATTCCTGCTTGGACTAAACCCATGTTTCCATAAAGCTGATCTTTATAGCTAGCGAGAGCTTTTAAAGCTAGGTCTCTGTCTGTCTTGTCTGATGGTAGGTTTTCGTATACTTCTTTTTCGGCTTCTCTGTACTTTGAAGCGGTATCTGTTTTTAGTTTTAAACGAGCCGCATCTATATTATCTTTCCAGGTTTTTACATCACCTGCAAAATCATCTATACCTTTTATTAGTGTGCTTTTATCGTCAACTCCTGTGTTTCCTTGAAGTATTGAAAACTTTGCTGCTTCTAATGCGTTACCCATATCTTATTAGTTTGTAAATTGACTTAATAAATTACCGAAAGAGTTGAAATCTCCGTATCCACCTAATATCTTATTAAAGTCAGCAATCGCTCCTGACTCTTTTTGTTGTTGCTCTTGCAAATACGCTTTGCCCTCTGGAGTTTGAAGGTATTGCTGCATAAGTGAATTCATATCAAGATTTGGTATACCTCCCACCGAAGGAAGCGATGTTGCTGAAGTCGTAGTCGGTGCTGCAGATGTGGTTGGCGCTAAAGTCGGCATTGCCCCTGTTTTTCTTATACTTCTAAGCTCGTTTCTTGACAGCCCCTTTACTTGGTCTAATGCAGCAGTTCTCGATAAAGCACCGCCTGATTTATCAACTAAAGCATCTGCCGCCTTACCTTGTGCGTTTTTTCCACCTGCCATTCCTCCAAAAGCTCCTATACCTATTTGTAAAGCGCTTACTCCTGCGTCTAAAAACGAACTTGTTGCTTGACCTTTTAAATCGTCTGCTTGTTTATTCAAAGCGTCTGCCTTAACTCCTGCTGCAGCTGCTCTATCATCCATAAGTGCCGCTATTTCTTCCGAAGACTTTTCATCTGCTGAAGCTCTAGCTAAATCTATATTTAGTTTTTGGTCAGCAAACTTTTCAGCAGTTTTATCGGTTTGCAAGTCTGTTGCTGCTTTAACTTTACCTGCTGTTGCAGCCACACCTCTTTGGTCGCCTTCTTGAGCTGCTTCAATAATAGTAGCTCCTGTTACGTTATCTTGTTGTAGTTTTCTGTCGTAAATATCTGTAGCTACTCTAACCTCATCTAAAAAGTTTTGTTCTAGCCTTGCTATAGATTCTTCTTCAAGTTGTTTCTTTTCTAACTCAAATCTTCCTGCCTGTCTTGCTGCTGTTTTAGCAGCGTCCCCTGCAAAAATACCTTTTGCTACTGAACTACCTACTGCTACTGTTGCCGCTGCTATTGTTGTAAATGCTGCCATATTATAATAATTTCATCATTTCTGCGTTATAAGTATCCGCCTTTATATATCCGTTTTCTTCATACGTTTTGATTAAAGAGTCATGCTTTAAAAGTGCATATCCGTATTTACATCCACTTAGCTTTAACGTATGACTTAACATGTTAACCAAAAAAGACAACGCTTTTTTTCTTTTTTTTCTGTCTTTGTACTCAATATTTGATATAATCCAATCACACCAACCTACTTTTGAGTTTGTAACATATATATATCCTGCACACACAGGTATGTCTTTATCGTACACTATAAAACCACCTTTAGCATTATCTGGAAGAAAATCTTTTGGAGGGGGTGTCCATCTCCAATCCTTCCACCATTTTACTAAAATGGATTCATAATCAGTTTCATTTAATTCTCTTACAGTAAATTCCATTTACGCAAAGATACAAATTCTAAGGAAAACTTTTGAAGACGTCTGAATCAACAGTAAAAAGCTCTACTGCAGAAGTGCTGTTGTTTGTTAGCTTAAACTGCATAAAATAACCAGTTGCTCCATATGACTCTGCCACGCTATTCTTTGTGGTAAATATTAAAGAACCCACAGGTATTGCTGAACCTAGTGGAGTAAAATCAACAGCATCTACAGAAACACTTCTTCTGTCAGGGCTAATGACTGTTATAGGGCCAACTCGCTCTATGTTGCCTCCATCTTTAAAATACAACAAATCTCCATAGTTTATGATATTACTGATAGATACTGAAAACTCTAAATCTATAATACCAGGTGACACACCTGATGTAGATACAAAAGCTCCTATTCCTTGTGTAGATCTTAAAGCAAAGTCTGTGCTATTTGGAACTCTTCTTATGAAAGCAAACCAAGCTCCTTCTTTTTGTTCAAAATATGTGTCATCTATCAGCCCTGTGCTTAAGTCTGTAATTAAACTGCAATCCCAAGAATCATCACTTTCAAGCTCAATAGTCTTAAATACTTTAACAGTTGTGGGTTCTTGATTGAACACACCTGTAAGTGTTGATGAATAATCTACGCCATAATATCTGTTTCTAATATTATTGGTATTATGTCTATATAAATTACCACCACTAAACGTATATAAAAATTGATTCATTCCTAATATAAAATCAGGCATGTAACTATAAAAAGAAGGCCATCCTTTTACTGATTCGCTAAATGTTAAAGTATAATTAAGTTCTGCTTCCATATGTTTTTTTTTAAGGGCCTACACAATTTTGTATACTGCTCACAACCCCTTGTGTTACTGTAATTACTTGATTATTATCCATCATATAGTTTTGGTCTGTAGCTCTATTTACCCCATCGTGGTCTAAAAACACAGGATTATTTACTACAGGATAAGCATTTGAATCTCCTTGAAATCTAGCAAAAAATAAGGTAGTATCTGTAGCCTGACAAAAATTACCTGCACCTATTGCTTTTCCTTGAAATGAAGGCAATGCCGCAGGGCATTCTACAGACAAGTTCCACCCTGTTCCTCCACAAGGCCCTAGTACTTGTATTGTTACATTTCCTGGCAATGCATTTGGTTTTGGCACTACCAATACACTAAATTCATTCATTCCACCTCTTACATCGTCTCCTGTATTTATAGTTATGCTTTGTGGTGATGGTGTGCCACCTATCCAACCTGTATTGTCATAACCATCAAAAAAGTTGTAATTAGCTGTGTTTGGTGAATTAGGAACACAATTGTCATTAGGATTTCCTAGTATTGTAAATGAATCTGCAACACCACTTGTTGATTGCCTGTTTCCGTCTGTAGGGCTAGACAGTCTATTATAATACACCCCATCATACAAAACTCTTATTCCGTCAGGAACACTTTGAGGACTGAAGTAAACGAGAATAGCACCTGTATCGTTGGAGGTACTTCCAACAGATATGTCTAATTGATATAAACCTGTTGCTCCAGCAGGGGGAGTTAAAGTTCCACCGCAAGGTATTCCACATATTTCGCATTCAAATAAAGGCCCTAAAAGTCCGTTGAGTTGAGTCCTATATTGTTCATTGTATTGATATACTCCGTCTGATGCTTTTATTGTTAAATGAATATCATCATATACAGCTGTTGCTGTGGAAAAACTTGACGAGTCTATGTATTTATTTTCTATACTTGGCATAATTTAATTTTTAAAATGGAGGTGGAGGTGGTTCTTCACATTCGCAGCACGCTTCCGATGGGCTTGCCACATCATAACAAAACTGCAATAGTGTTGGTTCTCTTAAATCCCAAACTAAATACAAATAATCCACTTGATTGCTATATGTAAAACTAGCTTGATATTCAGGAGCTGTACCTGTAATTGGTGTAGCTGTATTTAGTAAAGGTATTAATGTATTCAAGTCCGCTTCATCATAATTAACATTACTTAATAAATACTTAAACTTATCAGATGCAGGGTCAAACTCAAAAGTTTCACCTGGATTTTGCCTATTCCTCATTATTACTGTAGCACCTAAAGCAGGTAAAGCTCCAAATGAAGATGGCCCTGTAGTCTCGTTAAATAACGAAACTCCGTCTGCATCTAAGGTTAATATATTTGTACTATAAGGACTTAAGTCTGTACCTAAAGACCATCTATATCTACAAGTTGTTGTTAGGTTTACATCTCCTGCGGAGTTTATAACTATTTCTTTTACAGTAAGCTCTTGCGTTGCAGGACACTTAAATTCTATTTGAAATGAAGCAACACCATTAACAGGTGTAATGGTTATGTTTGCGTCCGAAGGATTGTTTAGTGTTTTATTGAAAGATACAGTACCATTCCCTGTAACGTTTTGACTTATTGCTATAGACCCATTCCATTCTACCGCAATATTAACATCTCCTGTGACATCATAAACTAAATCACATTGACCTATAATAGTGCTATAATTAACTACTAATTCATATTCTGTATTAGAATTAGATATATTTAACACATATCCACAGTCTCTGACGTTAGGTGGTTGAGGAAGTTTCTTCATATTAGAACTTAAAACAAACTCATTCATGTAGGGATCAAACCCTCCTAATTTTTGAGTCTCAAAAGAATCTAGAAATAAATCCCTAAACCAAGACCTCATACCTACTTCAGATATAACGCTTAATCGGTCTGCCTGAGCTGAACCTCCTTTTAGTTGTAAAACAGAATTTCTTTTTGCATCTGTAAAAAATACATCATAGCCATAAGAAGCAAAGCTTTCAGGGTTATTACTTATTCCATACTCTTCAATTCTTGCAATTTGAGTACCTAAAACCTCAGGCACAGATGTAATTGCCCCACCTGCAGCTGCATCCGAAAGTAAGTTTTTTCCTACAAGAACATAAGATATCTTATCTTCCTGCAAGGTAAGTATATCTGTTTGTCTTGCATGCATTTTTCTAATAGGCCCATATGATGTCTCTAATGTTTTAAAGTTACTTAGAGCCAAATTAAATTGATTTAACTTATTTAAGTTTGTTTCTTGATTAAAGACACCGCTATAAGTTATATCTGAAAATCTATGACTCTCCTTGTATTGTTCTTCAGATACTGAAGTAACCTTTTCTCCTAGCTCCACCATTGGCTTTATTAAGCCGTCTAAAACATGACTACTCTCTACTCCATTACCAAACGTATAACAATTAAAGAAACTTAAATCTATAATTGCAGGTTGACCTGCTGTTTGGTTTTGGTCTGCGTCAGCCGTTCCTGACATATGAAAGCCATTTACAATATCAAACGACTGTTCGTTTTCATAATACAATTCGTCATTTGTTTCTAGTGGCTCTGTTTCAAATACAGTTAATGTAGCCGCTCTTTCTATATCAACTATAACTCTATTATACGAGCCTCTTTTGTTGGGGCTACCACACTTCGGTGTTCCACTTTGGTAAACTAAATATAAATCGTTAGCGCCCCAAGCCCCAGGCGTTCCATTTGACTGAAAGCCCATATAGCTTTGACCACCTGATGCAAGATATGTACGGTATGGCTTTATATCATCGTATTGATTTTGTTGATTAATAGTGTCATCATTTCCTGTTGAAACTCCATTCGTTAAATTAATATTATCGCCTATATACCAATCATACAAGCTGTCAAAATCTTGTGAAGATGTAAATTTCTTTTTGTACACATAATATCTACTACCGCACTTACTTCCTCTACTTCTTCTGTTTGCTGCAATTTCTATATTTATTATTGACCCTGCAGGAATATCAAAAGGAATTCTATCTCCTGGATTAGCTTCATCATCAATCGAACATGAAACCGCAGAAAATGGATAATTATCTCCATCACTATCACCTAATTCTATTCTAGCATTTGGTGGCTTATTGGCTGCAAAGTTTGTAGCTTTTAATTTCATGTACACACCTGAGGGTTGTCCACAAATTCCTGAAATTACATCTCCATTAGCATCTTTTTCGCATAAAAAATCTTTAGCTTCTGAACCATATCCTAAAACTTTTGTAGAGGCACAATTTACAACAGGCCCATTTGTGTCTGCTTTTACATATAAAACCCCATTATCTTTAACCTTGTCGGAATTGTCTCCTTCAAGTAAATAGTATACATCCCCTGTTTCTTCCTCTTGAAAAAATATGTTAGAATATATAGTCCTGTACAATCCTTTTGATTCTTTAATTACAAACTTGTATTTAGTTGCCCAATAAGGAGGGTAGCTATTTAATTGAACTCTTATGTTATTTTGGTCTACAGACCTATCACATGGAATAAATACAGTATTGTCTGTGTCAACCAAAGCTGTTGACGCTCTTCCGTATTCGTCCATGTATACAATAGCTACTTCGTAATCTCTATTACTATGTAAACTTCCCTTTGAACTATCTTCAGCATAAAGACCTTCTGCATTAGTTGCAGTTAAGTATTCATATGCTATAGTTCCTGTTGGTGTGGGTGGGGTTACTGTTTGGTCGTATTCCTCAAATTTTAAAGCAGGTATAATAAAACTAATTTCATCACTACCCTGTGATGTTTCAATACCAAATCCTTGAGTAGTTCCGCTAATTCCAAAATCAATAAGCTCCCAACCTGTCTTGGTTTGAACGCCACAAATATAATTATCTGTTAAACTAGAGCCTATTTGAGTTCCTCCGTAAATTGCTAAACATTGATTATCTACCAAAGGAATAAATGAACTAACCGATTCTATAAACTCAGGGCTTGTCGCCATATCATAAACACTAGAAAAATCTTGCTGTAGTTGAAAAATCCATGTATACACAAATTCATTCTCAGGCGCAGTTCCGTCATCATAACTAGCATCCCCACCATAAGCTGAATGCCTATAATTAAATGACACACCAATTTGTGCGCCTTCATTTAGATTTAACCCTCCATAATCAATAGTTACTTTTGCAGCATTAATATTTACAGAACCACTTATAGAGTATGTGTAGTCATTTAATATTCCTGTAATCTCATCATTGTCTAGCCTTTCACTAATTAATTCTAAGTCGTAATCTATATATATAGGAGCGCCTTCAGCGGTTTCTATATTGTATCCGTCTATGTAGTTTCCATACATAAGCCTGTTACCCATTACTGTTTGAGCTTGAGCTACTCTAGGTACATTGTCAAATAACCTTAACAGCTGTTCTTCAGGTAAAGCTGTATATACCTTTTTGTTTGTAAACGTAAGAGTTTGTTCGGTATCATCTAACCAACCTTCATTAACTTTGTTAAATCTTTCTATTACATTTACAGAAGTGCTAGTGCTAAATTTAAACACTACATCTACATCTAATACGTTTCTACCTCCTGTATCAAAGGTTATATTTACGCTATTAAAGACATTTCGCATTCCCTCTTGAAAATAATTTGAGTAATTAAAATTATAAGGGCCTGCTGTAAATGCATATTCACTAAAGGGGGAAAGCGCAGAATATTCTCCATCTTCGTATTGCCATCTATATGCAAAACTTAATAAAAGTTCTTCCATATAGTTTTCTCCACCACCCTGCTCAAATTGCTCTATTTTAGGGGCGTTTAAAGGTGGCTTAACTATTACACCTATATCTTGCTCAGTTATTTGATCAACAGTAGCTCCATCAGGTTGCAAATACGTTCTAGTTATATTTATTTTTCTAGGCGCATTTAAGTTGTCAGTAAAAAACAAAAGTTCTCCAATAAGATTTATACCATTCATTAGGTATTTATCATCAAAGTTTAATATAGAGGTTGAAATGACGTGATAAAACAATACAAAAGTCCTAGTGTTAAAGGAGACTATCATGTCTACTTTTCCTGTAGATGACAATAAGTTTGTAGGGTCATTTACAAACCAATATATGGTTTCGTTTGCACCATCCTCAAATGCTCCAATACACTTAGCTTGATTACTTAATGGTGAGTTTAAAAACTCTAACTGAACTACAAGCTCATTACCTTTTGAGTTTTCTACAGCGCCAATTTCAGTTCCTTCTGTTGAACCTAAACGTACATTTAAGGCATCTATATATTCTCCTTGAGGAACTAAGCGTTCATCAACGCTTTTGTTCATACGTCCTTTTATAAAGTTTTTTTGAATCTTAGGCATATTACTTTATCCATTTGTTTTGTCCTCTTAGATTCATTAATAATCGTCCAGGATGTATATTACTCAATCTTAATTTTGCATTCCTTAGAAGCGCTGATTTTTCTTTTCTAGCTCTATTTATAATAAACTCTTGAACGCCAAACTTGCTAGATAAGATAACAAACTTCATATATGCATATATAAACTCTTCAAACAATTTGTTTACGCTAATTTCAGAATCATTTCCATTTTCCATGCCATCTGAAACATATTCTAAAACACAAAGCTCACCTGCCATATCTGAACTAAAGTTAATTACTCCTGACTTTTTATTTATTTTAAATGTAGGATTTTGGTTTGCTGTCTCTGTGTTTAATCCATATCTACCTCCAATAGGATATTCGAAATACCAAAGGCCGTTATAAAAATAACCTTCCTGTCCATCGTAAGGACTTTGATTGTTTAAATAAATACTTTTTTTACCTCCTGTAATTCTCTGCAAATCAACTGTAGATGTAGATGGTTTTAGTATATTACCATCATGGTCAAATAAAATCCTACAGTTATTGTCTTGAAGATAAGCATCACTCCAATTGGTTTGAATGTTTTCTGTAAGCGGCATAAGCGTGCCATTTTTATACAATGACAACCTCACCCAATTAACATAATCATGCGGAAGGACGTATCTTAATGTATCACAAACCTCTAACTCTAAAACCTTTATTTCTTTCATTGAATCATAATTCAACTCTTGAATAGCTCGTTTAGCGTGAAAGACTATATTGTATCTTTCAATGTTATTTATTAATTTGTCATTTCCGACATACATTAAAATAAAATTTCTAACAATGTCATTTAAGGAAACGTACTGATAAGAACCCCAATTTTCATCTTCTGTATTTGGATTCCCTGTATTTTCGTAATACTGATATTCTGTTATATATGCCATAATTTATCCTTCTTGTTGGTCTGCTTCCTTTTCTTCTGATTTTCCAAATTGCGCTAACTGTATTTCTCTAATAGACATTCCTGCGTATTGTAAAATTTTATTTACCAAATTAGTTTGGTCAGAATCTGGCAGTTCAAAATCTTGATAGTCAGGAGCTGTCTCGTCAAAACTAGGCTCTCCTCCTGTAATAACATTAAAGTAAGTCCAATTAGGGTCTCTAGGGTATCTAATATACTGACCTATAACCGTTCCCTCTGTAGTTATGGTGTTTGGATAAACAGTAATTGTATTTCCAAATACCGCAGTTGTTGCACCCCCCAAAACATATGCAGGAAATGTTGCATTAGGTTGAGTTAAATGTGATGAGTTTAAGTAAAATATTTTATTCTGAGAAACTCTTTCAACTTCCGTTATGTTTGATGTGCTTACTACCGCATAGCCCTGGGAGTTTGTGTCAATTACATTGGCAGACAACTCTAGCTGACTGGAACTAGACACATTAACAACAAAAGCACTAGCCCCTGTAGTCGGAATAGTTGGATCAGTAGGGTTAATAACATTTGTAACTAACATCCCTGGTTGAACTCCAGCTAATATAAAATCTGCATTCTGATCAATTAGTCGATTTGTAGCAACTATAGTTGAAGCACCACTAGTTATGAAGTTAGGATAATAATTTATCTTATTCATAAGATAGTAGTCTTCAGGTAATTGGTAATTACTTAAGCCACTATTCAATAAGGCTCTTGTAGACGAAAAACTATCTACTACTTCTTCTATTCCTTTTAATATATCTGCATAACCTGAACCTGACACTCTCGCATTTTGTTTTACTGTTTGCGAGTTATATTGATAAAAATAATCTTCAAAAATATCTAACTGAGCCTGCTTTGCGTATAAGTTAAAATCAGCAGGTGTTATGTAACCAAAATTGTTTTTATTTGCGATAGAAAGGACGGTAGCTCTTACTGTATTTATCATGCCTAATTAATCTTTTTACAAAGATACAAAAAAAGGGGCTTCAAATTTTTGAAACCCCCTTTGGTTGGTTAGTCGTTTATATGCTATAGTTTATCCTCTAATATTCTCATAACTTCTAAACCTTCATCACTTTGAAGAAATGAAGCTAATATAAATAATGGGTCTTCACCATAAGGTACTGTAAGAAGTTTTTTCTTATTTCCTTTTATATTAAAGTAAACGTCTTTTTTGTTTTTAAGAACCAATAATCCTTCATTAAAAAACTTAGCACACTTGTTTTGTAATGTTAATAATGGGTCATTTAATGATTCCATAAAATCTGCAGGATATCTTCCTGCGAATAATCTAACATCTCTTTTTAATTCTGCTGTAGTTAAATTGTCAACTCGAAGTCCTATTACAACTCTAGCGACTGTCTCAAGCATTTCAATATCTAAATCTTTTGCCATTACTTGAGCTTCTAAAGCCAAATCTAATTGATCAACATCTACAGATGCATCTTTTTCTCTATCTACTTCAGTAAAAGACTTTCCGTTTTGAGGATGATGAGCTAAAAATTTTTGTAATACTTGGTTTTCTTTTGGAACTCTTAAAAAGCCATCTTCAAAAATAATTGGTTCTAAAATAGCTGTTCCATCTTGTTCATCTTCAAAAATACTTCTTTGGTTTTTAGCGTATCTTAAAGAGCGATTTACACCTGTCTCTTCATCAAAGTAAAGCAAGCTGCTTCTTTTAGTATTTCTTGAAGGAATTGTAAAGCTTAATGGGGCTTTATCTCTGGTAAGTTTATAGCTTTTATCTACAAAAGCTTTTTTTGTTTTTTTCATTTGATTTTAATTTAATTTTAATAAAAGTAATAATTACCCTCGTCAGTTCAACGAGGGCAACTACTACATAATTATACTCTTATCTTATTTAAAGATAAAGAAGTTGTTAGCACCTAAAGTACATAAAGCTCTTTCAGATAAGAAGTTTACTTCCATAGCATCTAAGCTAGAAGTAGAAGCTCCACCTGCTGAACCTGTAATCCAAGTTTTGTAACGTCTGTCTTCAGTTTCTGAAGCTCTGTAACGAACGTGTAAGAAAGGACGCTTAGCATTCTTTCCTAATACTTGGTCGTATACAGTTGTAGAACCTGCAGGTACTAGTACCCCATTGATAGCTCCACCAACGATATCACCACGCATTGTTGGGTCGTTAAGATATTTCCAGTCTGTTTTGTAGAAATCATATCCTCTACGGAATCCTGAGAATCCTAAATTTAGAGCCATTTCCTCGTCATTGTCAAAAAGACCATATGAAGTACCACCTGGGTTTCCATAAGAGTTTTGTTCTGATAACATATCGTCAATGTCAAATCCAAACTCACGATTTAAGAAAATTACGTTTTCTTCAATAGAACCTTGCTTGTCTAGTCTCTGAATGATACCGTCAAAGTCTGCAAGAGCTGTTGGGTTACCACCGCTCCATACATTTCCACGGTCTTCGATAACATAGAAAAGTCCTTCTGAACCTTTGTTACCTACACCAGCTGCATAACCTTGTACACCTGATTGGATAGCCGCTACACCAGACCCTGCTTCTGCAGGTACTGCCTCAACCATAGCTGTCTCTAGATAATCTTCAAAACGAAGTCTAGTTTCATGCTCTGATTTTAAATACCATAAGTATCCTGTAGCTCCGTTTTCAGTTGTAACTTCAATCCATCCAATCTGAGCCATGTCAGATCCGCTAACTGCATAGTGGTCTTTAATGATAATTGGTGAATTTTCAAAAATGAAGTCATCAGCTTCTAATTGTCCTTGCATTCCGCTAGTTCCTTTTTGGAACTCTGAACCATAAATAAACAAAGAACATTTTACACCTAAGCCCATTGCTTGACCTGCTGCTTCATAAAAAGCTACGTCAATTGTACCGTTAGCTGTATCAACATCAGTAACGATTGCTTTGTTACTAAGAGTTGAATTTGCTGTACTATCAGAAATCATAACTGTTTGTCCTATACGAATTGCAATAGCTCCTGCTCCAGGAACTAAAACATCGTTAATATCAAAAGTAGCAACTAATTGACCTGCTGCCGCTTGAGAAGTAACGTCTGAGTACTTCGTGTGTAATCTTCCTTGCTCTGCCCATTTGATAAGGTCAGAGTTAGAAGGCATTTCAGCGCCTACCATTCTTAAGAATGATGCTACTGTACGATTACCATAACGCTCGAATTCTTTCTCGTAAGTATCAGGAAGATACTGATTTAAGAAATCAAAGTTGGTAATGTAGTTTGTCTGTAATAAAACCTGTTCTGAACTTGGTTGTAAGTCAAACCCAGGTACTGCATCTACTGCCATAATTTTTAATTTTTAAGTTTTTACTTTTTTTTACTTTTAATCCTTAATCCTCGTCCGCTAGAGTCCGAAACTTGTCTTGCTTTGAAACCTGTATCTCCAATTGATTGAGGTGTTTGCCTAATGTTCATGTTGACGTTTTTACTTTTTTTAGTAACATCTCCAATTGCATCTGCTTTACCCTGCTCGTAGAAATAATTTGCAAATCTTTGAGGGTTCATAGCTGCACTTAATGCAGTATGCCATCCCTTAGCATCACTTATCAAACCATCTTCGCCTACATATTTTTTGACGAAATTGTTTAAGTCGCTTTGCTTAGATTTCATTTCATTAACATCACCATAAGAATACTTTACTTTTTTGTCTCCTACTTCGAACTCAAAACCTTTGAACTCAGGATTAAAAACTTCATTTGTCTTCTTTAAGAAAAACTCATTTTTCCTTTGGTTAGCCTCTAATGCAGATTTAGATTCTTCTATATAACTTCTATAAGCTTCGATTTCTTTATTTTGTTTTTCAGAAATAGCGCTCCCACTTGACTCAAGAGGAACTCTGTATTTTTCCTTAAACTCATTAAGATATTTCTTAGCTTTTGAAAGCTCTCGTTTTTTAGCTATATTTTTCTTTTTAATATCTTTCTCATCATCAAGTTCTTGATCGTAAGAAAATTTTTCATCCATTAAATAATGAATATCTTCACTATCTAAATCAGTTTCTGTTAAAGAGTAATATTCTGCTAATACTTGGTCGTCATTTAATTCATCGTAATTTTTATTTGCTTTTACGAAATCTTCAAATCCACGTCCAGTTTCTTTTTTAAAATCTAAATACTTAGACACATCTTCAGGTAATTCACCTGCCTGCTCTTTTTCAGCAAACAAATCATCAACAGATGATATGTCTTTATCATATCTGTTTTTAATATATGAAAGAACGTCTTCGTCTTTTATAGTTGGACTTTCAACTTCCGAGCTATTCTCGGTATTTTGTTCTACAGGTTGATTTTCAACAACTTCTGCAGCGGTATTTTCATCAGCAGTATTTACTGCTGTTTCTTTTTCGTGTTTTTGTAGTAGAGTTTCTTCTACTTCCTGAACAGATTTTTCTGGAACAGGATCTAATGATTTTACTTTAATTTCCATTTGATTTAATTTTTTACAAAGTTAATATATAATTATAATTGATTTTCAAGCTTATCTTGGCTCAAACTCTGCTAGGTCAAAGCCATCTAAACTGTCTTCATTTGATTCAAAACTCACCGATGGAAGGTTGTTTTTTCTTTGCTCTATAAGCTTTGATTGTTCAGTATTTGCTTGAGATATTCTATCAGATTTAGCATTCTCTCTTTCAGTCTCTCTTTTTTGTAATCCATCTTGCTCCATCTTCTTCATGTTAAGGTCTACACCTTTGAGTTTCATTTGAAGGTTAAATTCTAACTGCATAAGTTCTGCTTTTATCGAAGCTTCACCTTTCATTTTTTGAACAGAGAATTCAGCTTTAGCTTGTTCTAACTGTACAGCTGCCTGATTTTCCATTTGGAATTGCTGCATCTTAGCTTGTGCTGCCATTTGTTGTGACTGCTGATTTATCTGAGCTTGCTGCTGAGCTGCTTGTGCTTTTTGCTGCTGCTCCATATCCTGTTTAGCTTTACGCTTTAACTTTAATACTTGATTGGCTAATTTTAAATTTCTTATTTCTCTAATATCTATAGCATCTTCTAAATTTATAGAATCTCTTTGAAGTGCCATTTGTATATTTTGCTCAAGCATTTTTCTCTCCTCTTCATCTGGCTCTATTTCAATGAATATGCCAAAATCACTAAGATATAGTTTGCTTATTTCATCTAGTATTCCAACGTTAAATTTTCCAATTTGATTAACAAATTCTTCTCTAAATTCTGAATACTCTAAAACATCAGCAATTCTACTAGATAAAGCAGTACAAAGTCTTTGACTCATTTGAAGTCCTGCATCTAAAATATGTCTTGTCGCTGTATTACTACTTAAGGCAGCTAGTTTTTGAAGTCCCACTAAAGAATAAGAATCAGGGGTTGAACCATCTCTAGCTTCATTAAGACCTGTTACATCTCTCATCATTTGAAGATAATGATTGTACGATCCTACCAAACTTTGAATTTTTCCTTGACCTGAATTGCTATTTAACTGCTGTATTGGAACTTTTGCTTGATTGAAGTCTCCATCTTGAGTATAACTCCTACCAATAACACTACCTGTTTGAAAAAACATCCTTAATGCGTCTTCAGGGTTATATGCTTGTCCAGTACCTAAATCAACTTCATTTAATCCATCTGCGTCTATAAATACTCCATCAGGAACTACTCTAGATATTACTTGTTGTAGTTTTAAGTGAGTTATTTGTATCAAATCAGCAAAGGTAATCATTCGTCTCACTAAAGACTCGTAAACCCCTTTGTACATTCGAGGCGCACACGCCACATATTCAGGATAAACTTCTTGAGAAGCGGATTGAGGTCTAGCCATGTTTTCGGCCATTTGCCATTTTAAAAGAATGTTAGTACCCATTACCATAACTCCTTCATACCAAACGTCAATTGTTTTAGACACTTTTTCAAACTTACCCTCTTCCTGCATTTCAGGAGTAGGATTAAATGTGTCGTCTTTTTCTATTACTTTTTCAGCTCCTGCTGCATTTACTTTTTTCTTATATGTAAATGTGTGGGTTGTTTTGTAATTGAAAAACAATAAGGTAGCACTATCTCTACTAAATAAACTATTATTGTAATATTGAGCTGTATTGTTGTAATCGTACCAACTTTGACTATATTTAGATATCTCCTCCATGTCTTGCCTAGTTAGACTTGTGTCTATTTTTTTAAGCTCGACAATAGGCATAGTTTTTATTTCGCCCCAATAAAAGCAATCTTCAAAGTGAGGGTCTTCTGTGTAACTATGAACAACATTTGCAGGGTCTACATATTCCACAGATACACCTGAACCTGGCTTAAATGTATTCTTACACATTGCAACACCTAATACTGTTTGATCATAGTATAGTTGTTTTTGTATTTCGTAATATCTGTTTTCTGCTAAAACTGTATTAATCGCTTCTTCTTCAGCAATTTCTATAGATGGTTTATACTTTAATTGCATATGCAATGCCAACTCCTCTGAAGTGTTTGGCACATCTTCTTCTGAAGTTGCAAATGTATTTATACCTAGTGACTGTTGAACCTGTTTCATCACAGGTTTTGCTAGCATATCTTTTTCTAGCTGAACTTGATATTCGCTTCTTTTTTCTAAAGACATTCCGTCTTGAGCAAAAGCATTTATCTTAAATACTCTATCAGCCATTCCATTAACAACAATATCTACAAATTTTGGAATGATAGGCACAGGAGTCCAGTCTAAGTTTAAATAACTTAAATCTCCATCAATAGCCATTTCGTTTTTATATTTTTGAATTGACTGCTCTCCACGAGCGTACAATCTTAATCTATGGAAATCTGCCCATTGATTATAGAACCTACTTTGGCCTCCATCTTTTCTGAACCATTCATACTGAATAGCCTGCCCTATTTGTAACCCAAACTCAAAAGATTCCTTTTGTTTGTCTGAAACAAATTGACTAGGAAATCCTGTTGGGTTTATCGTGATTTTTACATCCTCCATTTATTGTATAATTTGGCTATAACTTCCCTTATTGTCGTATCTTGCAAAGTTAAGTTTTATTTTTGATTTCTTTTTAATGGGTTGGTAAAGTCCCTTTTGTGTCGCCATAATAGCTAAACCTGAGCTAATAGATGCATCAAACTTGGTTCTATTGTTAATATTAAACCTAGCCCAATCTTCAAGAGTTCTGCTAAAATACATAGAACCCATTGAGTCAGAATCTCTAAATACACTATCTAAATCTAATCCAACGTGCTTTTCTATATAAGATTCTATTGCTGCTGCATGAGCTTGTTTTATGTCTTCAGAACTATTGGGAATACCTCCTAACTCTCTTTCGGTTTTAGATAATTTAGTATATATTTTATCTGGTCTGTTCATAGAAAATCCTCTGTACCCTCTGTTTTTAAAATGATACAAAAGACGAGGTTTATTATTTTCTATTAATATTGGCATTCCATAAAACACACAAGCCATTAAAACATCTTCAAAAAATATTTCAGCTGTTTGAGGTCTTGCTATGTACTCTAAAAAAAACTCATTAGTAGGCCCTTCATCCATATGAAATTTAGTCATTCCGTGCAACGCTCCATTTGAACCTCCTCCACCAACTGTTCCTGATATATCGTAACTATCACAACCAAATGCCCCCATGTGTTCGTTCTTTGGATATTTTATCCCTCCCTTTATATAATATTTGTTTTGCAAATGTTTGTTTGGAGTCCAAGAAACATAAAACCTGCCCCTATCGTTTGGAGAAAAAATAACTTCTGTATCTTTTATTCCATTTTTCCAAGAAAAAGACCCCCTAGTAATAAATCTATCTTTTATTAAGGAATCGTTATAATCTATTTGCTGATAAATTTTTTGTAGATTAAACAAAGATTGCTTGCTCTCATCTCTAAAAGCATGAGACTCAGTTCTTGGAAATTGTCTATAATATTCGTTCAATCCGTCAGGATCTGATTTCAACCCTTCTACTTCGTTATTCCAATGGTCTATAACTCCTGTATCAATAACTTCTGCGTAAGGGCCAATGCAATCTTCCTGTGGGGTTTCGAATACAGGCATTCCATAAGAATCAATGAATCCCTCGTAATTCCATTCCATAGGAATGAACAAAGAATATAATCCTGACTTAGTTTGTCCATTCTTATTTCGCTTTCTAACATCTGAATCGTTGTAAAGTTTTTTAAAATTTCCACCTCCTTTTTCTAAAGAATTAGATGTTGAACCCATCATGCATTTTCCTATAACTCTAGCACCCAATCTTAAACAGGTTTTTGTAACTCTCCAGTTGTTTAATATGTTATCAGGCTTTTCCCACTTGCCACTTTCATCGTGAGCTAGTAGTTTTAATTTTTCCCCATCGTATGAGTTGTCCCCTGTGTTCTTCCAGTCGATTGTGGTATCGAGACCTTCAAGCTCCTTGACTGCTTCGTTCGCATCCAATTTTTTTCTTGTAAGTTTGGAGGCAGGTACTCTATAGGCAAGTTCTGTCTTGGGCCTGTCCATACCGTCCTGGATGGGTTTGAAAAAGAAGGGGTAGTTGAGTGATATCGGTACGACTTTGTCGGTAAACATCTTTTTAGCATCCGACCCAGTCTTTGACAATATACCATAACGTGAATCTCGTGAGGTTGTTGCCAAATGCACGAGTTCCGATGAGGACATGAAGCTAAACCCAGAGCGCCTGTTTTTAAGATAGCACATTCCGTACGATCTTGAGTCTGATTTACAAGCCTCCCAGAATATAAAGAATAATCGGTTTGATTCCCTAAAGTTTGGCTGCCCAACGTCAATTTTGGTCCAGCGCAAGTACATGTAATGAGAGCCAGTAATATAAGAAGGCTTGTCTTTATTAAAAAACCAAAAACCTTGTTCTCTTCTTTCAAACTCTTTGTCAATATAGTCATACCATTTTTCTTTAAAATTATCAGGATATTTATCCCAATCAAATACACTTTTTATTTTGCTTAACTCTTTTGGGTATTCTATTTCCTCCCAATAATTTTTTTTAAAACGATATACATCTTTTTCTTTAGGTAAAGCAATTTTTAAATTTTGTATTTCATATATCTCACCAATTGTGCCATCTTTAGATATAATAACTATGTCATATTCTGCATTATATCCGTAGTTCCATAACCTTTTTTTGTTATTAGAACTTATCACCTTTTCAGGCACAACGTCTTCTAGTATTTTATATAAACTCTGCTCGTACATTATTTTGACCTACCTTCAGCAAACCCCTTAAAGGAAGAGGCTTTACTTTCATTTTTATTACTTGCAATCATATTGTTTTCTTCTTCAATCTTAGATAAGATTTCAAAAGCATCGAATATAGCTAGCTTTTTTGAAGCTGCCGCATTTTTTAGTCTATCTGCTGCAATGTCAGGGGCTAGTCCATCTAGGTCTTTTTTTAATATACCCTCATTTGCAACTTTAATTAATTCTTTAACAGCTTTTTTTCCTGCTTTTATAATTTCTAACTTTAATTCAGTATTATTCATAGCATTAAAGTTATATTACTAGTAAACATTCTATATAATTTTTCTCCATCAACAGTAAATTCATATTCACTATCTGGTTGAAAAGAAACTTTTGTTCCTTCAATAATACCGTTTTGTATTAGATTTTTATTCGAGTACTTAACCACACCTACTAATGGTTCTTCATCTTGATGTGTTTTTAAATATTTTTCCTTTTTAGGTATAGGCTTTATCATGCAATATTTAGAATGACATGACCATTTAGTACCGTTGTGATACATAAAAAACTGATCATAATCAATAAAAAATAAATTGTCTTTAAAAAAACTTTTACCACTTCTTTCTTTTCCTTTCATATCATTATAATATTTAAAAACATTATGATGAACTAAAAGCGTGTCTCCTGGAGAAACTTCTCCTGAATAGTTTATAGGTACAGAAATAACTTCTGCATATCGATTTGATGAGGTATGATCTTCTTTAGATGTACTTGTTATAAAATCAACGTTTCCAATCTTTTTAGTGTTGTCATACCTTTTGTCATTGCATGGTTTTACAATGAAGTAAAAAGGTGATTTCATTCAAAATTAATATTATATTCAATTGATACTGGCATATTTGAATTAAACTCTTTCCAAAGAAATATTTCTCCTTTGTCATTTTCAATCCATATTTTTATAGAGTCGTTCTCTAACACATGCTTTATTAAGTGAATATAATAATTTCCATTTAAAATCGCTTGATTGACTATGTAGTGCATAGCACTAGACTTATAGTCTGCTCCTATTGATATTTTTCTTATATCCATTATATTTAATTTTTATTCCACAACAACAGACACTACCTCTGGTGTTATTATTTTATCTAATTCATTTTTTGCGCTTTCTTCTATTTCTTTTACAAGCTCTTCTCCTAAAAAGTCTTTAGTCCAAACCGTCAAAACTTGATTATTTAGTTCAGTCAATTCTATAAAATCATCTATATCCTCTAAACTTAACAAAATATCTCCTGTAACGGTAGCATTATAAAAAGTACCCTTAAAGTCTTTTAGAGTTGACAAAGCTGTTAGTCTCCAATTTATTCTGTAGATTACATTTTCTTTTTCTGAAAATTTTTTATAAACATCTACATTTCTACAATCCCAATTATATTCTATCATAATATTTTATTTTTAAGGTGGTGTACAAAATCCTCTATCTTTTACAAAAAAACTAGATATTGAACTATCATAATCTACTAGAATCCACTCTCCATAACAAATAGGAGTATAATAATACCCTTTTCCTATTCTACAACGAGTCCCTGTGTTGTTGCTGCAAATTAAATCACCAATATTAATACAAGTACTATTTACCCCAAACCAATATATCGTTGTATTAGGTGTTTGATTACAAAACTTGAAGCTTGGGGTGCTTACAACTCCATAAGCATTAGCTAGCCTCCACACTCGTTGATTTCCATAATTTCTAAAATTTAATAAATTATCTTTATTTCCTGCATATGCAGGATCAAACTGAGCTGAGTCCGCAAATTTAAAAAGATCGTATAGATTGTTGTAGTTGCCTACAGCAGTCTTTACATCATCCATATTAAATGTAGTTGTATCAGGTACACTTGGCATTATTTTTCAAGTTTAGCTAATCGAGCCTCTAGTTCTGCAACTTTAGCTATTAATAAATCTACATAAGCAACAGATTTATATCCATCACTATCTGTTCTTACAAATTCAGGATGCTGCTTTTCTAATTCTTGAGCGACAACACCTGTTCTATATTGATTAGGAAATGTTTTTAGTTTAAACGACTTCCAATTTGCATTTATAGCCAATGGCTCTAAATCTTTAATATCTTTTTTCTTTCTTTCGTCTGAAGATAATATAAAGTTAGTTGCAGTTACAGTTGAAGTATACCTACCATTTCCTGTTACATCTAAGTTATACCCTGGGTTTGTATTGTTTATACCTATTCTGTTTGCATATGTAACACATAAAGCCGTTGACCTACTTGTATCTGAAGTTCCTGTTCCAACAGCAAATGCGTGTCCTATTGCTAAAGCGTATTCATTATACTTACCTACAGCAGTCTGACCCTGTCCGTTAGCTCCAAAACCAGCGGTAACAGAAGTTGTTGTTCCTAGTCCTAAAGATATATTAGCAATACCGTTACTTGCTGTAGCTCCTTGACCAAAAGCTAAAGCAGCTCGACCAAATGAGTTTGAGTTTTCTCCTCCTGAAAAAGAATTATCATTCCAAGCGGTAGATTGAAATCCCATCGCCATTGCTTGATTGGCAGTAGTTATTCCTCCACCTGTAGCGGTTGCTCTTCCAAAAGCTTGAGAGTAATTAGAATTTGTTATACATGTTTGTCCAAATGCTAAGGACGCTTCTCCTTTTGCTTCAGTAAAAATTGTTGGTGTTGCAGCATCCGTGTTTCCTCCTGCCAAAGAAGCTACCCCTGTTGCCTTACATTGATAGCCCATTGAAGTCGATAGATTTCCATCGGCTAAAGTACTCTGACCTGTAGCTAATGCTGCAAATCCATTATTGTAGTTTTGAAAACCTATATTACAGTTAAAAGACGCACCTGGGTAATTTGTATGTAAATCTCCCAGGCTAGACGCACCAATAACTATTAAGTCGTTTAAATTCCTTATTGCCATTTAATTATTTTTATTTATTACCCTACATAGGTAAGCAACACTTGGTAAGCGTTGTTTGCAACTGTTCCTTTGAACTTAACTACAAGATTTGCACTACTTCTAGTTACTTCAGCATAAACAGTTTCTCCTGCAGCGCTTATAATTTCACATTTTACGTCTAAAGCAACTGCTCCACTAAATGAATTAGTTACATTGTATGTAAAAGTAGTTATACCTCCTGATGTGCTACCGCCTGTCAAGGATACTCTATCTCCTAAGGCTCCTGTATCTACAGGGGTTGCCCATGTACCATCACCTCTTAAGAACGTGCTTGAAGAACCTCCTGAAGGCACATGACCTACATCACTACCTCCATCATAAGCCATTGATTGAACTTTAACGGCTCCTGTAGTTGGATTAACTACAATTGGCGTTCCTGTTGAAGTACCAGGAGAAACTTCATCTACACTTGTTACTAAATTTGTATTAGTATCTGACCAAGGCACGTTAACTACTAAGTTATCTCCTGAATCAACTTGAACCTTATATGTTCTATTTGGATTTGATGATGAACTATTAGCTGCTACTGATTGAGTTCCATCTACGTTAGCATTTATAGTGTTACCTGATAAACTTAAACCTGTCCCTGCTGCTCTCTGTGTGTTATTGTCCGTTGGAGTAACCCAAGAACCGTCACCTCGTAAAAAAGTAGTACTTCCACCTCCTGAAGGCACAATACCTAGTGTAGAGCCTCCTCCATATATGTCAGAAGAAACCCATCCATTTGATGTTACATTAAAATGCGCAGAGTTAAATCCTGCAATACCTTTAGTAGTATTACCATCTGTACTTCCTGCTGTAGCAACTCCAATGTTATCTTGAACAACTGTCCAATCAGATAGTGCTGTTGGAGCATCTGATTCTGCAATAAGTAAATCACCATCTTCTACTGCCTCTCCAAAGAAATTACCTGCATTTGTTACTGCATATGTCCAACCTTGTTTTATTGAAGCACTTGGACTTGAATCTAAGTCAGGTACATTGGTTGCTGCGTTATATCCTCCTTGGAATATTAAAGCTCCTGAGCCTGCCAACGTAGAGTCTACATAACTTTTAGAAGCTGCCGAAGCTGCCGCAGTTGGAGTCACAGGAATTGTTACTTGCCCTGTAAAAGAACCTGCGCCTAAAACATTTAAGTCATTGTTTACTTGAGCATCTTGTGTAACAGTTAAGCTGTCTGCTATAGTAACACTATCTGGTAATCCAATAAATATTGTTCCTCCTGTTCCTGCAGTTTCCGTAACCTGTATTTCATTGCTTGTACCACTAACAGTAATGCTTGAATCAGTTCCTGAACTAGCATCTAATTCTATTTTAGAAGTATTTGCGCCACCTGATCCAACTAATACTTCATAAGTTGTATTTGTATTTGGATTTGAAGGTAACGTAAAGGTTGTTACTTCATGGCCTGTAACGTGTCCTGTTGCGTTAGTAGTTACGTCTGTATACGCATCAAAAGTTCCTCCAAATGATAAAGTGGCAGTATCTGTAGTCTCTGTGTCAGCTTGAGTGGCGTGACCAATATTTACACTACCTGATGTTCCTCCTCCTGTAATTGGAGATGAAACGGTAACTGCTGTAATATCTCCTTGAGGAATAGATGGGAATGTTACTAAATTACCTAAACCATTAATATATTGAGCAGATGTTCCATTCATTGTTATATCAACAGATGGGTTAATTGAAGCAGTTCCTCCGATTGCAGCTGTAAATGCACTACCTGCGTGTGTAGCTCCAACAGATGTTACTGTTCCATCAAATTGATCATTTGAAGTAATAGTAATAGTAGAACCTGAACGAGTAACAGAGGTTGTTCCTCCTCCTGTAAACAAAATACTATCTGTACTAGATGGGTTTGATGCTACAAGATTAACTGTTGCAGTTCCATTACCTGTACCTGTTGCTGTTAAGTCATATGTTGTGTTTGTGTCTGTTGCTGTTGAAAGAGCTACCCAAACTCCTCCTTCTCCATATTTTACAACATTGTCGGTGGTGTTGTAATATAACTGACCATCTACAGGAGTTCCTGCAGCCGCATCATTTATTTCATTTTGAAGTTGAGGGTTGAAGATTTCATTCTTGTTGAAATCAACGCTGTTTAAAAAATTAATTGCCATGTTTTTTAGTTTAAAAATGCTTTTCCTGTAAATCCTGCGGAAAATGTTAATGTTACGTTATTGCTATCTATATATTCAACTTCGCCATGTATGACAAAATCGTTTGTATTTACAACTGAAACAGACGGAAATTTTCCTAAATTATGTTGTATGTTCCAGGTTGTTGATGACACTCCTTGTGTAAAAACAAAAGTAGAATCAGTATTATCTTGCCAAGACGTTGTTAATGTTCCACCGTCTTGCTGTGTTAATGTTAGTATTTTAGTAGTTGTACCTGCTACAGCTGCTGATACTACAGTATCGTTGTAAGCTGTATTCCATTCAGTAGAATTTCCTCCTGAAGCATATACATCACCACTAGTTTCAATATCAGACGTAAACTTTACACGTCCTGTTATGTTTTCAATATATGCATCTGTTCCATCATGAAAAATACTAAGCTCGTTTCCTGACCCCCACAATGACTTTACATTATTGCCATGATAAGTAGGGCCATTCATTATTCCACCTGCAACAGGTAAATAAGGGCCTCCTGTAACATAGATGCTATTATCTAACGATCCATCGGCTTTTAAAAACTGAGATGCATTACCACCTATAATTACAAACTCATTTGAAATGTACTTTTTAATTACAGCCATTTATTACCAGTTCTTTTGTACTATATTTACCCATGTATATGAAGTAGGGCCATCTTGCATAACCATATCTACATAACTATTATTACCACTTACTCTATATCTCATTGTACCGACATTCGAAGCGCTTGGGACTACACTAGTGTCTCCCATTTTAATACCGCCATCTACATCTAGTTTAGCTTGAGGATTTGCAACCCCCACACCCATAACTGAATTTGAATCTGTCGAAATAACTGAATTAGCATCTTGAATTAAAATATGAGTGGCACTTACAGTATTACCTCCTGCCGATAAAAACAATGCATCATTAGTAGTATAAACATCGTCTTGATTACCACTTCCACTTAATACTATATTTCCTTCTACTTGTAGTTTTTCAACTGCTGCTCCACCTGAACCTATTCTTACTGCTCCGCCTTTTACAATAACTGTTCGAGAAGAAGTATCGTCATAAAGACCTAGTGCCGCTCCATTACCATCTACATCTCCAATATTGATTATACCGTTAGCTGGTACTGCTTCAGCAAATGCAACACCAAATGAAGCATACCTTCCTGAACCATAGAAAGTATCAAAAGAGTATGATGGAGTAACTGTTCCAAGACCAATTCCTTGACCTCCTTCAAACATTATGCTATCTCCAACAGCCGTATTACTATTCCATTTTGTTATGTAATCTTGAGTTCCAGTACCTGTGACTGTTCCTCCACCTCCACCTCCTGTGGCTACTTCAATTACATTACCGTTTGCATCAACACCTAAGTTATATGTGGCAGTTCCTGTTATTGTTCCTGTTCCATATTGTTCTAATTGTAATTCACCATTTTTATATATAATAAAAGCATTACTTCTATTATTAATGTCTTGTCCGTTACCAACAGTAAGTATAGCGTCAGTAGCAACCCAAGTATCTACACTTGGACTATTTGGTGGATTATTGTATGAACCTAATATTGTTTCTCTATAAGAACCTCCCTCTAATCCATTTCCAATTACTATTTGAGAATCTCCCTTAGCTAATAAGTTGTTTCCTATAGCAACAGTTCTTTTTAAATCAACTACTATATCAGAACCAATTGCTACAGTATTATTATTATCTGCTTTTGCGTTGTCACCCATTGCAATAGCTGAATCTCCATTTGTATTAGATAAATAACCTGATGCAAAAGCATAATTTCCTAATGCAGAAGTTCTATATCCCATTGCTGTTCCTGCAGATCCTGTTGCAGTTGATTCAAATCCTGAAGCAAATGAATCACCTCCTGAAGCAACTGTTGAATTGTTTAATGCTACCGAAGCACTACCTGAAGCTGTAGTTTCTAAACCTAAAGCTACAGCAGCTCCTGAAGATGCTGTGTTTGATTTACCAATTGCAGTACCATTTAATCCTGATACTACATTTTCTTGTCCTAATCCAACACCGTAATTGGCTGTAATAATATTATTATAACCTAATGCCATTGAAAAAGCTCCTACAGCATCATTATCTTCACCTATTGCAGCTGCACTTTGTGCTTCAACATTATTATCATATCCTAAAGCAACTCCATTTGTTGCAGTTTGTTTCACTACATTATCACGACCTATTGCTGTACCGCTATTACCATCATTGTTATTACCTTTACCTGCAGAAAAAGAAAATTCTCCAATTGCAGTATTTCCACCACCTAATGTAACTGAGTTATTTGCAGTTACAGCTATAGAATTTGATTCACCTATAGCTACTGATTTAGCTCCTAATGCATTATTATTTTCACCTATTGCAACTCCTCCTCCATTACCTACTGAACCTGCAACATTAGTTGCACCTATTACTATAGAGAAATCTGATGCTGCATCACTGTCTTTACCTAGAGCTATAGAACCATTACCTTTTGCTCTAACATCTGTACCTATAGCTGTTGAAGATTGTGCATCAGCAAGTGCATTTTCTCCAAATGCTAAAGAAGCTATACCTGAAGCTATAGAATCTTTACCTGCTGCAAAAGAATGTTGTCCTAATGATTCAGATGAATCACCTAAAGCAATAGAGTAATCTCCGTCTGCTCTTGTTGTTTTACCAAATGCAAATGACGTAGTACCTATTGAATTACTTTGTTCCCCAAATGCAACAGAGTAATCTCCGTCTGCAATAGAACTATCTCCCATTGAAAAAGAAGCTTTTCCTTTTGCTTGTGTTTCAAAACCTGCAGCTAATGCAAAATCATTACTTGCTGTACTTTCTTTTCCAAAAGCTTGTGAAGCTCCTCCTTGAGCTGATGTTGCATAACCTGCACTAAAAGATTGTGGGCCTGTTGCGTCCGAACCATCTCCAAAAGAATTAGCACTATCTCCATCTGAAGAAAATGCTTTATTAAAGATTAGAGATGAATTTCCTGCTCCAAGTTTTATTGGCGCATCACCAAGCTCTCTTGGCGCTGTCCATATTGCTATATTTCCTGTTGTACCTTGTCCTGTTAATACAGAAGAGTTATCAATTTTATCCCAAAACACATTTCCTGCAATATCTTCAGAGATAATTGCCCAATCACCTGGCTCCCAATCTGTAATTGTTCCACCTGCTGCATCTGTTAAAGGAGTTGTTCCTGCAACTGACACTACCCAATACTTACCTGTATTATCAGCAGTTAATGGATAAGCCTGTAAATCAGGTACATTTGTTGAAGCATCCCAAGCTGATTGATATTCCAATCCTGAACCTTGGAAGTTTTGCCAAGTTACTTTTCCGCTTCCATCTGAAACTAAAACTTGTTCTTGATTACCTTGAGTGTTTGTAGAATCGTAAACATCTCCAATTAATCTTATTTCTTGATTCATTGTAACTGAATCATCAAATACTGAATCTCCTGCTACATAAAAATCATTTAATATGTTTGCGTTATTGTTTACTGTAAGATTAGCTCCAACTAAAACATTTTGAGCAACCTCTAATGACCCAACGCCTGAGCCATTATTAATATATACGGTTGAACCAAGAACTTCTCCAGGTTTACCACCTAGAGAAGCTGTATCTTGATATAATAATGAATCAACTAATAAAAATGATTCTTGTCCTGCCGTTGCAGCTGTAAAGACAGGTAGTCTGTATGATACTCCACTAAATGCCGCATCAATAACGAAATCAGCAATACCTTGTATTGTAAATGTTTTGGTTTGTTTATTAATTGGATTTGAGTTTGCTGCTGTTCCAATTAAATAATCCGCACCTTCAATCGGTGATTGATTTGGATACGATGTAGTATTGCTAATTTTTGCCATGTTATTCTTTTTCTTTTTCTTTTAGTTCTCCAGTTTGTAAATTAATAACTGTGTTTTCGCCATACTTATCAACTAATTGTTTTTCGATAGTTGCGAATTCCGCTCTAACACTTTGGACTTGCTCAATTACTAAGTGTTTTTGTAATTCTAAATCACCTAACTGAGTTTTAAAGTTTACAAAATCTGAATTCAAAGTTTGTAATTTTTCCAATTCTTGTTTTTCTAAATTTTTCATTTTATTTAATTAAGGTTTATAATGCAAAGGTAAAGAATTATTCTTTATTTTTTTTTGATGCTTTCTCCCAACTTCTACCAACAAAATAAGCGCCATAAACAGTCACCAGTAGGGTTTGAAATATAGGGATGTAAGCTTCAGCTATTTTAAACTGACCAATGTTACCGTCAGTAAAACATAAAGCAGTAAATATAATAGTAAGATATATTAAAACAAATGGACGTATATTTTTAGATAAAAAGCTATCGCTTTGCATATCGTACTTCCAACGCTCACTAACTTGCTCTTGAGCTTCTTTATCTGCTTGTTCAAGTATTTTTTGAATTTTTTCCTTTGCGGCCAATCTTTCTTCGTCTGTTGTAACCAAGTCATCAATAACTTTTCCGACTTCTTTTACAATTCCTCCTGTTAGCCATTGTATAATTTTTTTCATAAGTGACAGTATTCGTTATAAGCATCAAAACACGGACAACTTTTTCTTGCGAATTCGTTATGTCCATGTATTGTTGCCTCTGGAAACATATTTTTAAGTAATTTTAATAAAGATAAAAGACTATCTTTTTGTTGATTTGTTCTGTTGTCATCGGCTTCCCACTTTCCGTCTTCTCCTCTTTCTTCTTTAACTCCTCCTGCGTAACAAATTCCTATTGAATTTTTATTCAAACCTTTTGTATGGGCGCCTGATTTTTCTAAAGGCCTACCTAATTGTATTTGACCTTCTCTTTTAATAAAAAAATGGTAGCCAATTCCTGACCACCCTCTTTTTTTGTGCCATCTGTCTACTTCTTCCGCATCTATATCGTGAGAAGGTCTGGTAGCAGAGCAATGAACTATAATTTTATTTATTTTTCTTTTCATTGTAATTAATCCATATTCTTTGAGCCGTATATATTATAGACGCTGATAATAGAATTAATTTTAAGACCATTTCGATATGGGTAAATGAAATAGCAAGGCTAAGTGAATTGAATGCATATATTTTAAAGTCTTGCACAGTCATTATTCTTTTATAAGTGTATATTCTATCTCAAGGTCTAATAGCCAACTGTTATTTTGTGTATACTCTACCATAGCGCTATAATTTCTCCTGCTGTAGTCCCTGTGTCATAAACTTGCAAAACATTAACAGGAAAAAATTGACCTGCATAACATCCTACAAAAATAACATCATCACCTCCAACTGTTTTAACCCTAACGTTTCCTGGTAATCCAATATAAAGGGCGCAGCCATTGTTTGTACCCCCTGTTACGCTAGGAATTTGATCAGTATCGCTAGGCGTTACTAAATCTGCTCTTCTTGCTTGTAATTTTTGATAAGCCATATCTTATTTATTATAAGGGAACATTCTATTTAAACTATCACGTCTTTGACTGCATCCGCAAGGCTTCCCTGTTGCCTTACTAACCGTATCTACAACTTTCTTTATTCCTGTTGCTTTTGTAAATTTTTCAACGCTATCTCCTAATCCCTTTGATTTCATCTTAATTATTTTTTACAAGTACAAAGTTTATATGGACACTTGTCAATGTTTTTAAAACTAATTGCCATCATCCAAGAATTCCACTTGCATTGAAACTTACACCATAAGCCTTGAATCCAAAGTCCTAATTTAACTAAAGCTTTTCCCATTATTTTTTGATTAATCCTCCTAAATGTTTTTTTACATAATGAACGCAATCTTTATGAGCATGTCTGTAAGACATTCCTTTATCAGCTCCATAAGAGTGTCCATAGTCTTTTTTAGACATTGCTTTAGACTCATCTCTTCGGTCTTTTAAAGATTGTTTCTTTTTTCCGTTTCTAGCTCCGATTGATTCATCTAATCGAGCGTTATACCCTTGTGCCATAATTTATTTTTTTGTATTCTACAAATATACTAATATTTTCCTCTTCTATTTGAAGGACTTGACTTTGTTGAACCGCCTTTTCCTGCCCATAAATTTTTACATGCCCAATAACGTGCGGTTAGTTTTGATTTAGCTGTTCCACATTTGTGACGTGCCTTGAAGCTCTTTCTTGCAGCTGCTGAATAATTATGTCCATATCCTTTTGCTCCAAAGTGAATAAGTTTTTCTTTTCCTCCCTCACAGGCTTTAACCATTTTCTTTTTACCTGCTCTGTCAGAGCGAGTAGGCTTGTTGCAAGACATTTTACTTTTATCGGCCATATCATTTAGTGTATTTTTTAGTTACTTTAGCGGCTTTAGTATTTGCTACAACGGTTTTTCCTTTTCTACCTGCTGCTTTTTTCTTTCGTGCAGTTTTTGCTCGTGCTGCTTTACTCATACTTTTTGCTTTTGCTAAGGGTAAACATCTATCTGGATTTTTTTTGTTTTTACTAGTGCCGCACTCTCCTTTAATAGAACCATCAGTTCCAATGCGTACCCACTTTTCTGCTCTCCATTTAGCTAATTCACCCATTATTTACCATATTTAGGGTCTTTACAATACTTGCTTGCTGCCATATTTGCATATGCAGAAGGGTATGTATCAAATTTTTTTTTCGCCCATGCAATTCCTGCAGCGCAAATTTTATTTCCTTTTTTCTTTGTTTTTAGTTTTGCCATAATTAAAATGTTGTTGTTTCGAAAACTAAAGTTACTTCTATTTCTGAATTTGAAGTAGGGATTGTTGTCCCTGCTGTCTGTACTCCTGATACATTAAGAATAGTTCCTGCTGTATAACTAACATTTGTTACTGTGCTTTTAAATGGATAAGTTCCATTATCAGCGTCTGTTAAATCAAGTGTGTTTACAGTTTGAGGCGCTGTATAATTAGCGGCATCTGTAGTTGCTCCACTTGTATTTGACATTGTTCTTATTTGAATATCATAAACTCCACCAACTGGAATACCTGTTACGGAATCATCTGATATCCATTTATAACTTACACCGATTAACTTTGCATCTATAGGAATAACTAATACTGAAGAATGGTCTGCTGCAGGAACTGAACTAATTCCAAACTCTAGTGTGTCTCCAAAAATACCAGGGTCACCACCAAAAACATTTTGGAATGTTCCTGTAACCATATACACAGAACCTCTTTTTGTATCAATTTGAACTGCGTTAGGTGTTCCAGGTGATAAGTCTGTTAAAACAATATTGTCTCCTGCAATAAGTGTTACTTTATTTGCACCACCATCATTATCTATTAATGAAAGTGCATAATCAGATGTGGCACTTACGCCTCCTATTAAATCGTATCGTAATCCTACTTTTTCAGATGCTATCTGAACATTTTCTGTTCCTGTGTATCCTACCAAGTAGTCTACATCTGCTTGATCTGTTTTTAATTCAAATTGTGAAAATTTCTTATTTGCCATTTTTAATTATTTTAAGGAGTTACGCATAGTTCTGGAATCATTCTGCTATCTCCAATTACTGTTTCTTGCTCACAAAAATCATCTAACTCTGTTATAATAAAACAGATTTCAGGAATGTTTTCGTTTCTTTTATCTTGAAAAGGTATTCCGTTTCCTATAGCTGCCCCCAATCCCATTATTTATTGTATTTTGGTTTCATTGCTCCTTTAGCTTGTCTAACCATTTTATCAGCAATAGTTTCAATTGCTCTATTCTTCATCGGTGTAGATTCATTTGCTTTGCTCGCTGATTGTGTTTTTTGAAAGCGTGCTAGTTGTTTGTTGGCTTCTTCACATTGCTTTCTTTTCTTTGGATCCTTTACTGATTCACATCCCATAATATTATTATTTTTTAGTGTTACCTTTATTTTTTCTACCTTTTCCTTTTTTGCCTCTAGCTCTTTTGTCTCCAGGTGTATTAGTTTTACTACCTCTGTTCTTTTTTGCAGACTCCAAGACGTATTTTCCACCTTTTCTACGAGAAACATCAAGGCCATCATAATTACCATATGTACCAAATCTTCTATTTTCACGATTATCTGCTACCCTTTGTCGAATCGATGACTTCTTTTTATTATACTTTTTTTGATAATCTCTGTGCTTTTTCCTAGCTTCAGGGTTATCTCTATAATATTTTGCTGTTCTTCCGAGGGCCATAATAAAAAAGTTATCTTTGCAAAGATACAAATTTAATTAAATGAAAATTCGAAGAAAGATTCGCAGAGTATACGAACGATACCAACCAAAAAATGATTATTTAAAATATTGGAAAGTCGTTAAGCAATGGGCTAAAATTAAGTACGATGTAGGCACGGCTGATATTGAAATGATGTTGTTCCTATATAGCGAAGGATTGTTTACTCAAAAACAATTTGAAGAATATAATGAAATAATGTCTTGGGATAAAAACCGATTTCATAATTTATTAAAAGATAAATGGATTATAGTATGGCGTAAAAGAAAAGGCCGTGAGGGTACGTTGTACGAACTAGGCTTTAGAGGTAAGCGCTTATGCGCTTCGATTTATAAAAAATTAAACATGGAGGAAACTGTCTCAGAAGATAGAAGACGAAATCCCATATTCGATCCAAACGCAACTTACTCTCACAAAGTATATCGTAAGATAATTAAGAAAATGAATCAAGAGATAAAAAAAAATATGTAAAGATTTTTTAATTTTCTTTACACATTAATTAGTTTATGTATAGAATATTAAAGAACTACTACAATATCTCTTTCTGAAATAATTGTAACTACATCTTCTTCTAGCATCATTCTATGTCCTGAATTTTTATCGTAATAAATTATATCTCCTTCTTTCACAACGCTAACTTCAGTCCCTGGAATTTTTATCAAACCTTTTTTGTATCTTAGTAGATTGCTATCGTCTGACGTTAGTAAAATACCTGACTCAGTTTTCTGCTGTTCTTTAATTTCTGTAATTACAATGTACTTACCTACTGCTTTCATTCTTCTTTTTTTTAAAATTTCTAGACCTTCTGCTAACCAATGATTCATTTTCTTTTCATTGTTACGATTGCATTGGTACTTAAGATTGTTGTTGCTACACTTACTGCATTCTTTAATGCATTTTTCGTAACCTTCGCAGGGTCAATTACACCCATTTTATACATATTGCCAAATTTTTTGTTCTTAACATCATATCCTTCTGTGTAAGGAACATTTGCACATTGACATATTTTATCTCTGATCTCTTTTATGTTATCGCCTGCGTTGGTTAGTATTTGTTCTAGTGGCGCACATAAAGCTCCATACAATATATCGGCTGCATCTCCATCGTCAAGTTGCTCACCGCATCTAAGTAGCGCTACACCTCCGCCTGGAAGTATGCCTTCTTCAATTGCTGACTTTACTGCACACACCGCATCTTCTACACGGTCATACTTTTCTTTCTGCTCAATATCTGAGTTAGCCCCAACATAAATTACACCTACAGCTCCAGATAGCAAGGCAATTCTTTCTGAAATAAAATCTCTATCCTTTTTATCTTTATTGTTTTCCTTCTGAACTTTAAGTTCTTCTATTCTAGCTTTAGCGTCCTTACTGCTTTGCTCATTATTCATAATTACAGTAGTATCTCTTCCTACTATAATTTTTTCAGCATGCCCTAAATCTTCCATTTTCAATATCCCTATGTTGTCGCCTTGCGACTCGCTGAAATATTTAGCACCTATAGCTAATGCTATATCAGACATTAGCTCGTTAGTCTTATATCCAAAAGATGGTGGTATAATATTACAAAGCTTTAAATTATTCTGCACAACATTTGCTGCCAAAGTATTTGTTACATTGTTAGAGCAGTTACCAATAATCAAAAGTTTTTTGTTTTGATTAATAATTGGTTTTAAAATATTTTCAATCTGCAGAATATTTGTAATCTCCATGTCTGTCATCAAAACATACACGTCATCTAAAATACATTCGTCATTTCTATGGTTATTAATAAACAACTTAGAACTGTACCCTCTATCAATCTTAATTCCTTTAGTTACCTCGTAGTATGTCTTTTCTGTTTTACTATTCTCTACTGTGAGTATTCCATCATTACCAAGCTCTTTGTAAGCATTGGCAATCATTCTACCTAACACAGGATCGTTGTTGGCAGATATAGTCGCTACATCACGCAATGTTTTACCTGTAACCTTTTTAGAAGACTTGCTTAAACTTTTAATTACATCATTAGCTAGACTATTAATGTCACGAACTAATTGTGTGGTATTAACCTCAGGATTTCTTTGAATCAATCGCATACCCTCCTTAACAATAGCTTCGGTAAGTACAATAGCTGTAGTTGTTCCGTCACCTGCTGAAGTTGCTGTCCTATCAGCAGCTTCTTTCATCATACGAATAGCTAGGTTCTCTACTGAGTCCTCAAGGTCAATAGATTTTGCAACTGTAACTCCGTCTTTCGTTACTGTAATTCCTGATGTATGGTTTTGTGATTCAATAAGTACTGTTTTACCGAGTGGCCCTAATGTACTTTTAACTGCTTTGGATATTTTAGTTATACCGCTTAATAACTTATCTCTTCCTTCCTGGTCGAAAGACAACTCTTTTGGATTCATATTTTAATTAATTAGATTTAATGCAAATATACAAAAAAAATAAGACATGTCGAATGTCGATTTCTTGTTTCTCTATATATATATATACTTTTATAGTACTATACTTTTTTATTTCCCTATATAATTAGAATAAAAACTAACATAATCGACATAAAATATAGATTTAAACTGAAAATCAGTAAGTTATACAAAAATAAACCGACACCAACTCGACATAGCTCGACATATTGCGACATAAAAAAAGGGGCTGATGTATATCAAACCCCCTTTTCTGAGAAACACAATCTAATTGTTGGGAAGAAAGTTACTTATAAATACTGAAGAAATCTTTTTTAGCTTCTGCTAATTCTATTCCTTCTGCAACCATGCTAATTTTTTTAGCACGATCCTTAGCTTTTTTAAAGCTAGCTAATTTTTTAATGCCCATTTCATAATACTGACCATGACCGTCTAGCTCATGTTTGTTTCTTGAGGACATATACTCTTTCATTATTGGTTTTTTACTAATCATATTATTGCCATTTAAAATTTAAACTAATTAAGCCTAAATAAATTTTTAATTCACCATGATCGTATTCATCATCTATACCAAAGTAACTCCAGCCAAATGCAATACCAACAGGTATCCTGTTTTCTACTTCTAATTCCCATGCTTCCATTTACCAAATATACAAAATATTTATTAGATATACATAGGCTCTGGGTAATAATATAATATACACTGATCACCGCTCGTGGGAAGTCGATCATTTTTTTATAGGGGGGGTACTTTAAAATCTCGTTTTTTTTCTTTGATTTTTTTAGCTTTTTGCTA